TTCGTCTATTTTGGCCTTTTCTTCTTCATACTTCCTAGCTAAATTAAGACGCTCGTTGGTTTGCACCCTAATAGCTTCCGTAACTTCTCGCTCGATGTCCTTTTTCTCCTGAGCGCTGTACCGGGAATCTTTCATAACCTTATCAAGATAGTTTTTATTGAGATAGATTTGATCATTAAGCAGTTTGTCTTCAAGTTCGTACTTTTTTTCAGCATCAAGGTTTTCTCTGGCCAGACTATCCTCGTATGCTGCTCTAAGCATTTTACTTGCATAGTCGGTCGCTTCCTTACGGACTTCCTTTTCCTTCTCGATCTTCCGCTGAGTGGCCTCAAAAATCATGTCGTCTATACGTTCACGTTCTTCGGCTGAATCGGCGTACAGTTTCTTGATGCGCTTTAGGCGTTCTATTTCCTGCGCTTCCGTCAGCTTGCCGAGCGTCTTCGAACGCTCATAATCTTTAAGGGCACCGTCTAGCGATTTATCGCCAATAGCTTTCTTAACGGCATAGATTTTCTCTTCGATTTCCATACGCTCGTCTGCTGTTTTAACATACTTAGCCTGGATCGTTTCGAGAGTCTTCAGCTCACTTTCGAGCGTGAGCTGATCCATCTTCTTTTTATGCTCCATCTGCTTGTATGCAGCATCCAAAGCGGCGTTTTCATAAGCTTTTTCTTTTGGAGTCTTTTCTTTCTTCGCTTTCGATCCGCTGCTTTTTTTCTTACTTCCTGGCAAGTCAAGCCCTGCTACTGATCCGGTTGTCGGAATAGGTGCCGCTGTAATAGTCGGCAGTTTAAAGTCACCTGGTTTCATATCAAGCAGCGCTTGTAACGATGCCGCCTCACCACGTAGGCGAGTTAACTCAGCATTCATTTTGTTCAGAGCGCCCTCAGCAATCCCACTTGCGCCTGCAATTTTATTGATGCCGTTGACGATTGTTATAGCCGCTTCCTGTTTAGCGATAGCTGTGATCTTTTCTTGATGTGCTTCAGCTGCCTTCACTTGGATGCTTTGCCATTCCAACTCAACTTCTCGTTGCTTAACCAAAATCAGTCCTTTAACCGCCTCAGTATTAACGCCTGTAGCCGTAGCGAACTGCGGGAATTGGTCTATCAAGCTTTTTTGGGCATTTTGCCACTCTTGCGTTCCCTGCTTTGCGGTGTTGTAGACCTTTATCATGTTGAGCGTGCTATTAATTTGCTGTTGTCTCGCAGCTACACCACGGGCCATCTCGTTAATTTCGGATGCAGTAGCTTTCTGAGCGTTCTTGACAGCAGTTGAGTACGTATCAGATGCTGCTTTCAAGTCCTTCATGGACTTTGCACTCAGTTTGCCTTTGTCATCCACGTATTCAAGCTCTACACCAAATTCGCGAGCCTTTTTCCGGAGATCACTCATACTGATCCCTAGTTCATCCGCAGCTTGAGTTAATGCCTTCATCGTTTGACCACGCTGCCCTGCATTCGATTCAGATGCTGCTTTGATCAACTCTTCATATGATGCTGTCAGTTCATTTATCTTGGTTATTCTCTCTTCAGTAGCAGCGATGTCTGCGCGGTCTATGCCGTTTTGTTGTATTTCTTGCAATGCGACCTGTGCCGCGGTTAATTCTTCCGTTGCAGCCTTCGCACTCAATATCCCGGTAGTCATTATCGCTAAGGTAGACACAACCGCCGTGATAGCCAATCCCCATGGGTTGGTTGCCAAGAATGTCAGTGCTGTACCTAAAGCCTGTACAACTGGTATCAGAGCCGCTATAGAGATGGTTAACTGACCAACTATCAGTAAAGCTGGACCCAATGCAGCTACAACTGCTGCAATCGTGATGATTGTCATCTGTGTGGATTGATCAAGCTGAGCGAACATGTTGGCAAACTCAGCAGCTTTTTGGATAACTGGCTCTAGAGCAGCAAAAACCGCCAACAATGCGGGTTTGAGCGAATCGCCAAGGGTTATCGCGGCATCCATAACCCTGTTTTTCATAATCTGGATTTGTGATGCTGTTGTTTCGTAACGAGTAGATGCTTCGTTTGTCAGGGCTGTGTTTTCTTCCCATGCTCTTGTCCCTAGTTCAAGGGATTCACGGAATAAGTCACCCGCTCCGGACGCACGTAGCAATGAGTCACGAACACGTATTTCAGATAATCCCAGCGCATCCAAAACAGCAAAGGTATTCTCCCCTGCAGCCGACATTCGACCCAATCCGTCGATAAAGTCAATGAGCGCGCCGGAGGCATCCGTTTTAAATTTTTGTTGGAACTCTTTGGCGCTCATACCTGCGACCATCGCAAAGTTGTTCAGGTTTTTCCCACCAGTAAATGCCGCTTGAGACATGTCGATCATAACGCGGCTAAATGCCGATCCCCCTGCTTCCGCTTCAATACCAACGGATGACAATGCACCGCCAAAAGATATAATCTGTGCTTCCGTTAATCCAATTTGACTACCAGCACCAGCAAGGCGCAGGGACATGGCAACTATCTCAGATTCAGTTGTCGCCAAGTTGTTACCGAGTCCTACAATTGATGCACCAAGCCGATCAAAGTTTTGCTGCGGCATTTGCGTTATGTTAGCAAGCCTTGCAAGGTCGGTTGCCGCTTGCGTACTTGTCATGTTTGTGGCTACACCCAAATCAGACATCGTTCGGGTAAATGTTAACAAAGCATCGTTTTTAATGCCGAGTTGTCCAGCAGCTTCAGCCACTTCAGCAATAGCTGCGGCTGATTTCGGTATTTCACGAGACATTTCACGGATTCCATCACTAAAACTCTGCAACTCTTCCTCTGTCGCGTCGACCGTTTTCCTAACGCCAGCAAACGCGCTCTCATACTCAATCGACGCTTTCCCAGCCAAGCCTGCAACAGCCAATAAAGGTGCCGTCAGCATCATGGTAAGGCTTTGGCCTGCGTTACGCATCTTGTTGCCTGCTGCCTCCATATTTCTTGCAGCCGCATCGAGAGCAGTCGACATCCTGTTCCATGCAGAGGTTTGTCTTTGTATCTCCGCTTCAGTGCTACGGAGAGCAGCGTCCATCCGGTTATATTGAGCGACAGCCCTATTTAGCTGGTTCTCAATGTTCTGTGTTTCTTTCGCGTCCTTGCCCTTCGCCGCCGCAGACTCGTCAAACCTCTGTTTAAGTTGGACGATCCTCTGCCCTTGAATCTCCATTTGCCTATTCAAGCTTTCGGATTTATTTCGGAGCTGTTCCTCGGCGCTACCAAACGTTTTAAGTTTGGATGATGATGCTTCGAATTCAGACTGCACTACCCGCATCTGCCGACCTAGTTGGGCCATTGACTGTTCAACGCCCGAGTCACTTAACGTTAGTTTGGTGACTAGGTTAGCAACTTCTATTTCTTCTGCCATTACCTCACCACACTTTCTTTAAATGAATTGGTCGATATATCCGGGTGGGGCAGACGTTTTCTTCTCTTCTTTCTGTTCAAACCCGTTAGCCCTTGCGTGTACGTCCCACAGCGCAAACAGCTTACGCACCGTACATCGCCAGAACTCGTCCTCGTTCATGCCGAGTAAAGTTGTGCCCATATAATACATCCAATCCCAATCCCAACCGTTGTTTTCTTCTGTGGCCTGCGCCTCATTATGAATCGCGTCATCTGGCTTTTGCTGGGGCAAATTAATACTAGCTGCATGTAGGATTAGTCCTTTTAATTCAATCAGAGCATCCTTGGTACTATCCGTGATCAGGCTACCGACATCCTCAACACTCAGGTTATCGTCCTCGTTTATCAATCCAGCCCATAACCAGGACCTTACGTGCCTGAGTCCTCCGCTTTGGAGTGATTCCAGCGCCTTACTCTTAGAACCATATATCTCGTCAAGCTCGACAAATGAACGGAGAGTAAAAACGATATTACGCCGCTTGTCTAGCTCGATTGGGACTCTAATAATTCGAACGTTGATCATACTGATCACTCAGCAGTGGCAGATTTTAGAATCTCGTCAGCCATCGTCACCAATGTATCCGGGTCAGCTTCAGAGAAGATTCTGCCGACATCCTCAACGGTCAGTGAACTATCTTCGTGAACCAATCCAGCCCAAAACCAGTTGCGGATAGCTTTCAACTTGCCTGTTTTGAGTGCTTTTACAGCTTCTTCTTTTGATCCGTACAACTCTTCAAGCTCGATATATGCGTTAAGATCAAAAACGAATCTGCGAGGCTTATCCAACTGAACTTTTACATCCGTCACTTTTGAAACCGCCATAATCTTATTCCTCCTTTTATGAACATAAAAAAAGAGAGAGGTTATCCCTCTCCCATTAACTAAGTGCTGCTCTGAATTCCGCTGCCATGAACTGCGCAACTCTTGCCTTTTGTTCGTGAAAGCTCGGATAGATGAAGGGTTGAGCATTCATTTTGCTTGTCCCGAATTCGAGAAAGTGAGCTCTCCATCCCGTAGCCTTACCCGGGCCGATAGCAACATACTTATCGCCGTCTTTGGAGCGCACGCCACTCACCTTGATATCATCTCGGATATGCAAGTGGTTAATGTTACTTACCGGAACCTTATCACGCTGAGCAGCGGCAAATATCTCTCCGCCTTCTCTCAGAGCTTTGTTCTCCAGGGTTTTAGCTCCATCGCCCATCGTCTGGCGGATTGCTGCAAGCATTTGTTCAACGCCTTGCAACTCAACTCTGCCAGCCATTATCCGCCTTCCTCTTCTTCGCCACCGTCAACCGGAGGATCAGGCACTACAGGCGGTGGCGTTACGCCTTTGGGGAGTCAGGAACCTTCGTGAACCAAGTCGCGATTTTTGCCGCACTTGCAGGGTTGTTGCTGTCTGCTGTTACTCTCCATTGGTTATCATAGATGCGTTTCAAGAACGTGCCTGTGATCGTAGGTGTTTGGAACTCAACCTCACCTTGTTTGGTTGTAGCTTCTTCGGTAGGGATTTGGAATTTACCTTTGAGCAACCAAGTGTACATAAATGAGCCGTCAGACATCGAACGTCTGTAGCCCAAAGCAACCTCAGGTGCTTGATCATCAGAATTGTTCCAGAGCAATCCGTCATCGTCAATCGTGCCACCCAACAAGTCTGCTCGTTGCTCAAGCGTCAGGTTAGCTATACCAATTTCCACTTCAATATCATTTAGGGCATTTTCGGTCAAGATAGGCCCGTCATTACCGTGTAACGTATTAGACTCCACGTTAGGCGTAACGTTAGCTGTAATTGCTGGCAAAAGGTATTTTGGTGTTTCGTAAACTGGCGCTTCTGTGATCGTGTCTCCCGACAACAACTTTGCGTAAACGATATCCTGCAAACCTACAGGTACGGCGATTTTGTCAGCCAAATCAATCAACTCCTAATTGTGTTTTTTTATAGCGCAAAACTCTGTGGTATATCTTTGTATCAGACTCATACAGGCTCTGTGTACCACTTCGCACAAAGCCTATACTTTCCATGACACGATTGACTGCGAGGGATATCTTGGACGGATTACTGTTGTGCCAAACGTCAATATGAAAATGAATAGCACTACTCACTGCCTTGTCCCCGGCGTAATTGTTATCGAAGTTGGTCAATTCGAAAAACGTCACGCGAGGTAAAGAGATGTCCGGCGCAGCAAGCGGGTAGACTTTTGTAGTACCCTTTGGGTCCTTGCCCAAGAGCGCACTCAACTCCGTGTCATTTCGAAGCGCTGATAGTATTACAGGTTCCAAATCAATCAACATAAAATAATCACCCTTTCGCCTGAATGCTCTTACCCATTCAGCCTTTCCTCTAGCGCCATAAGGTGCGTTTCGGTCCGGTCGCCAAAGGGGTCATCCAAAACAGCGGATATATTGCAAATACGACCGTTATTGAGGTCTACAAAACGCATACTTGGCAAAATATCCTGTCTGTATCTGATCTTGTACCTTATAGTAAGTTCGGCCTGTGCAGCTGCAGCCGCAAAGAACTCACGGCCCCTTAGCGGCTCCCTAGATGCGTAAAGGGTAAATACATTCTCCCATTCACTCTCAGGAGCTACAGGGTAACCAGATTCGTCCTCTGTTGGTTCACTCCGCTTTTGCAGGAGTATCCTTCGGTTCAGCTTTGCTGGATTCATCCACATCACCACCTGGATCGTCCGACTTACCTTTACTTGTGTTTTTAGCTTTCGACTTCGGTTTTTCCTGAACCTCAGGGCCAATAAACTTCTCTTTCTGGAGGTATTCAGCACGTTCAGGGTCTTCAGTCTCGTAGACATCACATTTGACATAACGGTTAAACTTCGGTTTCTCCCGAAACGTCTGTATCACTGGATACTTCATCTTCCGGTTTCCCCCATTCCTTAATCTGCAAGATGATGGATTGCAACGCAAAGTTAATACTCTCAATCTTGATAGCCGGGTTACGGTTCTCGTAATTGAGAGTCACATGCATCATGATAGCCAGGCGGTACAGAGCCGAATTCGACTCCGGTACGCCTGCGCCCTTCAGATACTCTTTGGATGCTTCGACTAAGAGATTAAGGATCTCGTCATCGTCATTACCATCAATCCGCAGATACTTTTTGAGTGTATCAAGCGTTAATTCAAGCATGACAAACACCCCTTTCCCGCCTTTTAAGGCGTAGGGTCTGGAATCCAGTCAAGGACTGCTACATATTCTTTTCCTACCTTGGTCTTAACCTCAAATACATACTTTCCGGCTGGCTTGCTAACGTTGAACCATAGTGTCTCCTGGTCATCAGGTACCAAGTTCACGCCGTTCTGTTTGATGTATTCAACATTTCCAGCAGCAAGGGATAAATTAACCCCGTCCTTGTCCAGCAAGGCGAACTCGGCATGCATGACACCGTTATGTTCTCCCTCTCGCCCCGTTGGATCGAATGTTGCGTTCGGGGTTAGGACTTTTTTGCGATACGGAAAGCAGATTTCAGTTTGATCCGGTGGTCAAACCATGCAGTCAATACGAAGTTCCAGACTCCTGTAAGGACATCTTTGTCACGGTCAAACATGATTTGTGGGTCATAGTTAAAGTGGGAGTAACGGAAATCACCTACAACAGGGTCAACCGCAGCGTCCGAGAACTCAACAGGTTTGCCTAGAATTTGCTCTGGTTGAGCACCGTAAAGCGTAGCATTTCCGTTAGCCAGCAACTCAACGATATCCATGTAGTCTGAATAGCGCATAGCAATGGAAGCATTCTCGCGGAAATCTTCTGGTAGATCGGCAATCGCTTTTTTGATTGCAATATAAAGAGATGCACCAGGAATCTCAGTGATGCCATTGCCATAGAAGGACATGTGTTCTTCACCCGCTTTAGGCGTTACTGCGAAGGCTACTTTCTTTTCTTTGGCAGCCAAACCACTAGCAAGTGCGTTGTCCACTGTTTGAACCAAATTGGTATCGGTAGCAGCGAGAATAGTTTCAGAGATTGGCGCGAATACTTTGAATTTATTGCGATTAAAGGTAACTTTACCGCCTTCAGACTTCATTTCCTTCGCAAGTTCTGTATCCTCAATAAAATCATCATCGCTCAAGGTAAACGTTACTTTAGGGATTTCCAGATTTGTAACACTTGTGAATGTAGAGAGGGTGCGCAATGGGTTTCTAACAAAAGGCTCATGAAGCAGTTCGTTAGTCATGGTTGTTGGCAGGATGTTTTCCCCGCCTGTTGCATTGTTGTCACCGAGAGCTGCACGGACCTCCGGACTAACGCGGTCATCTTTGATTGTGGAGCGAACCAACGACGCTTTCGCTGCTACAACCTTAGCTTTAGGGTCGCTGACGTTGTCGATAGGGTTGTTTTGACCTTGCAAGGATGCTTTTTGCTCAGCCTCCATTTGATCATGCTCTTTTTGTAAAATGTCAAAACGAGCCTGCAAGCTCGACTCCTTAGTTTCAAGCGCCTTAATATCTTCAATTTTCGCTTCAGGATCGGACGCCTTAGCCAGTTTATCTTGTTTAGTTGCTTTCAGCGAAGCGCCGATTGTCATCAAATCATTTTTTACATCAAATAGTGTTTTAGCCATTAATAATACCTCCCAGGTATGATTTAATATTTTCTATTTCCATTCCAGCAGTATCTTTGATCCGCTGGAGATAAGCAGCTGTTTCTTCATCGTTTCCACTGGCCTTTGGTGCTTCTGGTTCATTGAGCTTTGCAGCGATATCTTGTGGCACATTACGGTACTTAGCAAACAGTTCTTGACTTACCGATGCAGCCGTTTGGTTTGCCGCTTCTATAACGTCGCACAGACCGTAGTCCAAGCACTCTTGAGCAGACAACCATGTCTCAGCATCAAGCAATTCGGTGAGTTTAGTGTCTTCCAGCTTATTTCCTGTCTTAGCGAGATAGCTTTCTTTCATCGAACCACCGATACGATCTAGGTCTTCCGCGGCTTTACGCAGTTCAGCGGCATTACCCCATGTGAAAGTCCATGGGTTGTGGATCATCATCATAGCGTTGCGCGGCATATGCACTTCGTCGCCTGCCATTGCAATAACAGAGGCTATCGAAGCTGCCAGACCATCAACGTAGACAATCACTCTTGCCTTGTGACGCTTGAGGATGTTGTAAATTGTTACGCCCTCAAACACAGATCCGCCGGGTGAGTTGATGTAGAGGTTAAGGGTTGTGATATCGCCAAGGTTGTCCAAGTCGCGTTTGAAGCTGTTCGCGCTGGTATCTTCATCGTCCCACGCCCATGAAACGATGTCCCCATAGACATATAACTCGCCAACACCATTAACAGCGGCTTTAAAATCCCAATATTTCTTGTTTTTTTCGCTCATTATTCATTCTCACCCCCTTTCAATGTCGTCTTTTTTACTCGGTGTTCCGCCTGAAGATGATCTACGCATGGACGGGTCCATACTCAAAGGATACAAGTCTCCACTAACCCATAGTTCGTTCGCTCGTGGATCTTTATCTGGTGGGAAGTCCTCCAGCCTGCGAATTTCATTAGGCTTGATGCCAGCACCGCGCATCATCATTTGGTAAAATGCCGTTCGTGCCGCCATATCACCTCGGAGTAAACCGCCCATGTTGAGCTTGAAATAATAACCGTTACGCCGATCCTCTTTCGTCAGTAACTTCCGGTTAAACTCCTGCTCGTACTGGCGTACATCCGGAGTAAGCTTCATTTGAACGAATTGGATCATCATTTGTTCATTAGAAGCATAACTTTGACTCTCGTTATCGTTCAGAAAGGTTACTGGGATATTAAAAACGTTGGCTACCCTTGAGCGTGTAATCCGCTCGGATGCCAACGTATCTGATGAAAAGTATTTCTTTTCGATATCCTCAATTTCTACTCCGGGTTCCTGAAACAAAATTCCGCCGTTTTCGTTATAGAACCGTTTAAAGTCAGAAACAATTCTTTTTCGTTTTTCATCATCGACATTTGCGCCGTATGACAAAATGAAGCTGTCCTTCTTCTCCATTTGAGACAAGCTAAACTCTTGGACCGCCTTATCATACTTCAGTGTGTTTCTGAGAACTTTTATCGGGCTGATACCCTGCCATCTGGTGGCTCCTGTAATGTGTTTGACGTGAATCATGTCCATGTTGTGCACATAATAGGTCTTACTAACACCTTGAATCATGTACCACAACACATTGTCGTCACTGTTAATTATGGGTGTAACTGCAAGCGGATCGACTGGTGTGATGCTCTCCGGCTGCATTCGTACGTCCCTACCGATAATGGCGTAACCATTGCCGTGTTCGTTACGAGATACCTCCAGCTTGTTCATAAGCTCCACACCTCCCATATTAGGGTTTGGTGTGTTTATGAGTACCTCCGCTGCGATATGGTCTGTAACCACGTCATATTCCCTATACAAGCGAAGTGGCAGGGCAGAAATAGTGTTTGCTAGGCGAGTAATAACGCTGAAAATTGTTTCATTGTTAGCTAACTCCCCGTTTTCAATGCCCCAAAACGTCCGTCCAGCCCATGATGTAAAGTCGAATCCTTGGCCTTTCCAAGCTGATGCCGCCGCCTTGACAGCCCCTCCAACTGCGCCTCGTAATCGTTGATGCCATTTCAAATTCTCACCCCCTTCTAGCGCTATAAGTCGTTGATGGAAATGAACTGTATATCCCCACTACCAGCCGGGGTAACCATGCGTTTCATCACCTCTGTGTGGGCATTCAAAAAGGCCGCAAAACCGTCAATTTTACGGTAGCGGCCTATCTTTGTAGGTAGTTTATTTCTATTTCTGTCTTCAACCATCTTCACGTTGTTGATATACCAACGGAATAATCTGTTATTGTTAAAGATCACTTTCCCATCGATGAACCTTTCTTTCACATCGTCAACAGCCGGCCCTAATGTTAAATGCCCTTGCCGCACAACTTCAGTCTTGAATCCATAGTTGTTGAGTGACTCAACCAAACCGAAGGCCTTAGCAGGGTCATATGTTATCATCTCAATGATATATTTCTTCGATTGCTCTACAAACCAATCATAAACGAGCTCCTTGCGTATATATTCCTCGTTTACAATGGTTAAAAGACCCGATTCTTCATATTCCCTAAAAGGAAGTTTTTCGTTGTCCAAATTAACTTTCTTTATTGGAACCCAGGTGTGGGATATTACGAAAACCTCTCCAGTCTCAATGATTGGAAATTCCAAACACGCACTTGTAAAATCTTCTGAGTCAGATAAGTCAAATCCCCCGATACAAGGAACATGTTTAAAAGCTTCCGGATCTCGTTCCTTATTGTTTTTCTTTAGGGTAGCAAAGTCCAAGAAAGATTCATCGGCATTGTCAACGAATATATTGAACTGTTTAGTGATAAAGTCGGATCTTTCTGCAGGTGTACGCTTGTCCTTCTCCCAATCTTCCCTAAGCGTAGGCAGGTGCAATGAAACACCCATACTGGGATTTGCTTTGATCCATAGATCTGGCCGATCAAACTCGACTTCAGAATCTAACTCTGCCATAAAGTAAAATGTCCGTTCGTCCTCAATAACCTCATCCAGCACATCAGTTGCCTGCTCATAATAATTCATCAGCGGCCCATCTAACTGATACCCTGCGGTGGTTATATAAAGGATTAACGGTTGTTTTCTGGACCCACGAGACTTTTTGATAACGTTTATGAGTTTGTAATCCTTGAATTCATGAATTTCATCAAATACACCAAGGTGAGTATTCAAACCATCCAGCTTTTTACTATCACTAGCACGGGCTTCAATCTTCGACTTGGTTTTGTTGTACTTGATCGCATCTCGTAATGCTACGAAGTTTTTTCGCAGCGTAGGAGATGCTTCGACCATGGCCTTTGATTCATCGAATAAGAGTTTAGCCTGATCCTTTGCATTAGAAAGAAGGTAAACCCTAGCACCGGATTCACCGTCTTGTGATACAGCATAGTTAGATACACCGGAAATCATGGTTGTCTTACCATTTTTCCGACCAAGAAAAATCGTTCCTTCACGGAACCTTCTTACTCCCGTATCCTTGTGGACCCAACCAAACAGAGACCCAATACAAAAATGTTGCCATGGTTGAAACACCAGCTGATCATAATCGCCCTGTGAGGGTTTACAGAACTTTTCGATAAAACGAATTGGCCTATGTCCTGTTTCCTCCACGAAAATCCACGGAAAGTGTTTTGTACCCTGTCTTTTCAGGTCCCTCAGATGCCTTTTGGCTGCTAATACAACCTTTTTACTGGCGATTATTTGACCGTTAACTACCTTATTTGCATACTCAATTGTTAAAAGTCGGTCAGAAGGGTCAAACAAAATGTTTCCTGCTCTTACCTGCTCACTCTTCCATCCTGTGTACCACTCTTCGAAATCAAAAGCATTAGAAGTCGCTAAGGTCGTCATCGTCATCAGCATTCACAACCTTTTTACGCTGAGCAGGCGTTAATCCAAGAGATTTAAGCAGATTGTTTAGCGTTTGGACTGTTTTGGTGAGCTCTATCGAAAGGGGGTTCTTAACTAAGTTAGTTGCCCCTGCTTTATTGGTATATTCGTACATCAGATCTGACTTATCTATCTCTTTTTTGAGCCGCGAATAGAATGCGTGTGTTTCAATGTACAGTTGAATGATTTGTTCATCTGATGCCTCATAAGAATCACCAAGATATTCCTTAATTTGTTTCGCAGTAGGTGCTGTCATCCGGTACCCCCCTTTCATGAAAATTTATCCCGCGGTGTAAACGAAACTCCCACGCCGGTCCCGGTGGGGTTCTGGCTCGATTTAAAAGGGTAGGGGGGCTATGTTCTGTTCCCCGACATCCTTTTGTTACTCTCTCCATAAGGAAGCTTTGGAGACACCTCTTGGTCTTTCTAGTGACGTCTTCTAATACTCAACCCTGTTTGGTGTACTCTTCACTACAGTAGCTCTCATTCGTTCTGTCTTCTTACGCTTCTGTTTGTTCCCTCTCTCAGGGTGTTCTTTGTTGTGGCATGTTGGACAGATGCTCTCTAGGTTATCCTCTTCTAATGCAAGCTCTGGATGATCCTCTAAAGGCTTTATATGATGGACTGTATTGGCTGTGGTTATCTTCTCTGCTCTCATACATGGCTGACATAGGTAGTGATCCCGTTCAAGGATTAATATCCTGCATTTCAACCACGGTGTTGATTTATAAAAAGGATTTACTTTCTTCTTTACCACCACGGGTTAACACCATACCTGATGAGTGCATGGCACTGTCGATTGAATCTCTTAAGCTTGAATTTACATTCTTTAACCCAGATGTTTTTATTGGGATACTTCTGTCTCATCCATCTGCGGTAGTCGATCTTCATCTCAAACAATTCAAATTCATAATCCATGTGAGTGAGTACATATAGTTCTAACTTTTCGTCAATGATGTGCGCACGGTAAGCAAAGACTACTTCATGAGCAAGGTCGGCACGATGAGCAAGCAATGAATGGTCAAGATAAAACCCACGCACAACATGTACATTGTCTTTAGTTAGTAATTCAAACCCATTCTTCTCCAACCATCTGTGCTTACGCTTCTCCTGTCTGATCATTGGTATCGCCTCCAGTCATTGGTAGTCCAATACTATGAGCCAGTCTAGTCCATGTTGTGAGCCCATGCGGTTTTACTACCATAGCTCTTACACGTTCGATGTCATATTTGGCTGCTAGATATGCAGATAGTTCATCGACAAGATACAACTCATCTCGTATCGTACCTGGTGGTGTTAACCCATTTTCATTGTTCTGTTGTTGAGCGATTGGTTTGATCATCTTCATCCCTCCTGTACCTCATTAGCTATATCGTGTATCAACATGCCCAATACACATATCGAGATTGATGACAGAGTTAGATGGTTGATTAACATCAAAGCACTGATTCCGTACAACATCCCGGCTATGATCTTAATGGAGTAGGCTATTCTCATCCTTGCCAAACGTCATCACCTCACACTTATCCATAGTCAACCACATCATTTTCAACATAACCATCGTTAAGCACATTCACATTGATCACAACCGTCTTACTTACATCCCAATCTACGGCTGATTCAGCTTCCCTTACTGCTTCTCCTATGTTCTGCGTGCTCATGAGGTTAAGGTTGATAACAACTGTTGTCATGCCTTCCTGAACAGGTCTACAAGGTTTGTTCACTGAGCTCCCTCCGGTCGGTGGTGGTGCTACCGTCTTCTTAATCACCATTATGAGTCCCTCCGTTTTGTTTATTGGCATGACAAAAAGCCACCTATGTAAGCATGGCTTTGGTTTGTTTGTTTGGACTTGTATACTATCTACTCGCCTTGCATTTCCATTCGTTTACGAAGTTCATTCATCAAGCGTTTGTTGTCCTCAACCATTTTCAGCAGTGTGTTTGCTTCCTCGTCATTCCACCCTGTATTTCTGATTTTAGCTTGTAACTCCCTAATTTCTGGATCTGTGTAGAAAGCAACGTACTCACGCTTGCAATGTGGGCACTCGAAGTATGTCTTTTCTACTCCATCCGGCATGTCCTCTATGGGAAAGCCATCCACCTGAAACTCATGCTGACAATGATCGCATTTGCTTAACATAGTAGATCACCGCTCCCTCATTAATTCATTTTAAATTGTATAAAATATTCTCCACATTAGGCACTATGTATGCATATCCATCATTAAAGCCATTCCTGTTTTTCTGTCCAACCACTATTGCAATCCAAACACTTATAAGACTTCGGGAACGCAGGTGTTGCAAAAGATAACAATATCATTGCTCCACCAGCAATAAGAGCAGGCCATAATATCAACCCTAGCCATATCAAGCAACTACCACCGCCTAATAAAAACAGAAAGAAAAATGTTTTTGTCAATCGTTCTTGTCTTACCGATCCACATTTCGGACACTCAACTTTTTTTGCCGCTGTTTCCATAAACTTCACACCTCTTTATGATTTATTCTCATAATAGAGTATACTGCATTTTCCCAATTCAAGTTCCGTTAATTTCCAAACTTGCAAAGGGTCTGCCCTACTTCGCCGTCACCTCCTGCGGCTTTTCAGGCAATGGATTTACCCTGTTGTGACTCGTACTTTCTTTCTGAACAACCCGTAACCATACGAGAATTCAACCCACGATACGCCTGCTGGTACTGTCAATGCTCCACTGAACAGGTAATCATCAGTGCTGTTCTCAGTCACAGTCAGTTTAGAAGCTGCGCCTGCACTGGTTAGGACATTCACCTGCCCCGTTTCCACCTTGGTGCTGTCCAAGTTGAGGGCAGCTCTCAAAACAACCGTAATCGTTGTTCCTGAGCGTGTGGCACTGATCTCAGTGTCATCTGCAGCATGGTATGCAAGGGATGAATTCCACGCTGTGTTAAACGCAACCCAACCCTCTGTATATCCTGCTGGAGCTTTGGGGTTAAATGGGTAGGCTGATTCCTTTGGAGATCCATCAATTACACCAACAACGTCTTGAAGCACACCAGCGCCGCCGACGTAAAATGTTGGCCATCCCTGATCGACGCCCTCAATTTCTCTCGGTCCGTCATAGCTGAAATGTCGGTTGAATGGATTTCGACCAAAGGCATTATCCAGTTGTGCAATACCGATTTCTTTGATCCGTGCTTTCTTGGCTGGATCAGTGATTACTCGGGCAGCCGCATAGGCTATGGATAGGAATCCCGTCAAATTGCCTGGTTCATTGTATTGGATCAACCCACCTGTCCATTGATCAAGCCCGATACCAGTTCCATCTTTAGGGTCGGCGTATTTCCGCAAATCCCAAAGGTTATTCGAGCGTGCAATCATGACATCAACCCAGCGATTGATTTTTTCCAATGTTCCTTTCGGAGCAAGTGATGGATACTGTTCCAACATAAAAGCCAGCCCTTGAACGGTGACATACTCGCTCATTCGCTGGCCCTTTGTCATCGCCGGATCATCCAAATTAACCGAGTTAACCAGCCATTTCGCATTTTCCACCGCAGCTGTCTGATACTTCATGTAGTCAGCTATACCATCACGTTTGCAAACCTCATACATTAGCAAGTTGGGTCGGATTGCATAACCCGGAGGCTTTTCACCCTTGATCCCACCAATGTTCGGCTGTACTTCCAGCAAGTTGTTGTTAGTAGTCAGCGTGTGGAATGCTGCAGTTTCATACCAATGATAATTCGATTCAGGTTCAGCCCATACAGCAATGGCAAAATCCCGAATCTTGGTGTAAAACTCTTCACTCACATACTGCTTAATATCCGGATAAAGATGTAAGAAGTACGGGAGCTGGGCCTTGATCAGAGCATGATGCTTTTTGCCTTGGTTCTTCCAAAGGTCCCAGTATCTCAGCACAGCGAATTTCATAAGCCAAATGATATCGGGCTCGGTCTGTGTTCTCAGTTCCGAGTACTGGCATGTAGCCAAATTGCTGATACCCATTGGCATTCGGTCATATAAGCTCGGATTAGCTTGGTACTGCTGCGTCAAACTCTCTAGCTCAAAACTGAACTGATGACTATCACGCCACGCAACACCGTTTGCTCCGGTCAAGAATACATCACTGCGTGACTGATCCATAAACCGGAGTGCAGGGCCAACCGAGACCCGCTGTGTCCAATACTTCTCAATCCTGAAGGTGAAAGGATATTTCTTACCAGGGCATTCAATGTAATATTCACCAGGTGTCTGGAACGATGTAAAATCAGCAATTTGCCCTTTCACTTTGCCGCTGAATACAACTTTGTCATCCCCTTTGGCTTTGACATCGAATGTTGTCCCATCCGGTACATTCGTAATGGTAGCCCGTTTTGATTTCAAAGTATCAAACCCTGATTGATTCAAGAAAATTCCGATTGTCTCTGTATCAATAACACTGGAACCGAGAGGGTCAGCCTTGTCTTCTGTATATTCAAACCTAACCTGCCCAGATCTCGTGTTGCCCTTGAGAACGTTTAGAGTAACCGACATGACCGTACCAGCTACCGCACTGATCGTGGCAATCTTAACCCATTTGCCCGTGTTCTTGGTTTGATCTATATATCGCTGCCATGTACCACCCAACGATGTGACAACATACTCAGCCTGCTCAGTGCTTGGTCCAAGTGGATACCAGACATACACATTGTAGTTTCCCGTCCTGCTGGCGTACCTGCTCCATTCGGCTTTATCACCAGCAGTAGCGGAATAAACAGTCGAATCACCTTCGAATCCCGTTAATGAACTGGAGAGCCATGTGCCTGTCTCCCGATAATTCGGGTCAGAACGTTTAATTTTGAAATCCCAGTTTAAATTCCGACCAGGCTTTAAATTTCGTAATGGTTTCAGTGACCGCTTTGGGGTTAAGTCCCTCATTTCAGCACCACCTAACGTTTGAATCCAATGAACCTGATTGTCAGGTTACCACCAGTAGGCGCAGCGACAGCTTTGTATGCAAGCATCATAGTTGTGCCTGAGATACTGTATACACTATCAAACAACCGTTCATATGCCTTCACCTTCTTCGTTCCAGCTCCGTTTGATTTAGGTTCCAGAATGTTGAGGTAAAACAATCCGCTCGTGTTGGCGTCTTTTTTAGGGACTACCCAACTGTAACTATCGTCGGTGACCGCTGTAGTTGAGAAAATACCAACTGAGTTGTCTTCGAGGACAGCCGGGCACGTATTCCACGGAACCACTTTAATATCTTGGTCGCAGTAGTTGGAAACCTGGATAACATACCTTTTGTATCTCTTTAGATCGGGCAATGCTACCGTTTTTGATGCGTTGTCTCTCAGCGCTGTACTAGGCAAAAGATCGATAATGTCCACCGGGTCTGTCTCTGTGACAGTTCCGCCGCCTGTAGAACCGCCAACGATTTTGACGTTCAAGAATTCATCCGGGTTGATCAGACTAATACCCTGGATATCAACACCTACCAGCTTCAACGCCTCAGCTAAAGCAATTACTAATGGATCCTTAGAGTCACTGGTTATTCTTACTGCTTCCCCTTCCGGGTGTCCCTGTACATACACTCTCTATCACTCCTTATGTTTTATCCACCTCACTGTCATGTCTTGTTGTGTATGTTCCCTGTTGGATTCGAACCAACGACCGAGCGCATATAAGACGCCTACTCTTACCTCTGAGTTAAGGGAATCTAAAATAACCATTTCGAGCATTATCTCGTTATGGTTTGATCATCATTTCGTTCATCTGCAGGGAATGAAATTTAAAACACAAAAAAAGAGCAACGGCGTTTAACCGTCACTCTCTTGCTCACTACCTTTATTAAATATTGGCGTATTTCTTAATTTGTGATGTGGGCGAGGACTTCCACTCTCGCACGATTTCCCCTATCTTTTCCCGACCTTCTGAGTGACGGTACTTGCACATGGGTTAGGTACTCTCCGGCCCATCGGCCTGCGTCTATCTTTCGCCACCACATCATGATAACCGCCATTTCGCTAAAGCCTCCTAAAGCTATTCAGGCGATCGTTTAAAGTTGATGGCCTAACCCCATGTCATCCATCCGTACAGGCCCGAGGCTTTTAAGCCAACCCTGTATTCCCCTTTGCCCCTTCACAACCTCAAACCACGCGACTGAGCGTAATCCTCAAACAGTTGCGAACAGGCTCCAGATCCATATTACTCCGGACGGTCGACCTGGATTCCGTCACGGAGGCATATTTTCTTTGTCCACATATATGCATGTGTCCGGTATGTGCCCCGGCAGGCGTATGTGATGCGCTAATGCGCTTTTCACCTTCGGAGGGCCGCCTTTTACAGCGGCTGAAAAAAGTTATGTGTTAAAGGCCTTGATAGGAATCGAACCTATCTGCTCCAAAAGACCATATTATAATAGCGGTGATCTTACCCGCCGACCCCGCTTCCAAACCACCGCGACTAGCGCTCCATTACCCCTGTGTTCAAAGCGGATACCTTTTAGTGTGGACGAGTCCTGCTATGTTCGGATGAGCAGGGACAACCGGGTGTTTAACCCTATGTCCCTACTTTAAATCCAAACCACAGACACTGTGCCGACCCACTACAGACGTGGTACAGACGCGAATTTCACTCTATCATCCCGATCAGTTTCAAGGTTTCTGCAACGGATTCTACTCCACGAACAATTCTCCTGTCAACTGATCGATCTGTAATATTGTGAAACTTATTTACGGTGCCCCATCGTGGTAATCCACGTATGAAGCGGTAATGCATCACTTTTTTTACGCCATCATCCATAATTAAATTCACTGCCATTTCAACCGCATCTGCTTTTTGTTGATACTCCGTTTTCACCTGGAATTCTTTTTCTGTCAGGTTAACCCGGTCGTGCAGGGCTTCAGCAGTCTTCCGCATCCGAATATATCGGTTTAGCATGCTTCTGGCAGAATCATAATCCGACTTTGTAGCTTTAGGAAATAACTCCATCTGACTGATCGCCCCCATTCTGACACCCCTTTTACATAAAATCGAATATAGTGGTCTGTCCTTCTTTTATGAAATCTTCTGAATCGATAATAAGACCTTTCTCCAACCAATCTTTCGGTGCTTCTTCTTGGTAATGATGCCATATAGGAACACCGGCACGAGAACGGTTTGGATTCAATTTCTCAGCATGTTCAGTCCATACCCATATAGTTTTAGCTGTTACCTTTTCCTCGCCCATACGAACACTCCTTACACCGATACAGGCGCTTTGATTGCTGGGTGATGTTTGTACCCGATAAACTCAAAGTCCTCGTATACGTAGTCGTCGATGCTCTCAGGCTTGCGTTTGATGTGTAACTGTGGGAGTGGATATGGTTCGCGTGTCAGTTGCTCTTTGACCTGCTCTATGTGGTTCGAGTAGATATGGACATCAGCACCGCTGTAGACCAATTCTCCGACCTCTAAATCACATTGTTGAGCTATCATGTGGGTTAATAGGGCATAGCTTGCAATATTAAACGGGAGCCCAAGGAAAACATCGGTGGATCGCATATTAAAGATGCAGCTCAGTTTGTTTCCTTCAACGTAAAATTGATACGAGTAGTGACATGGTGGCAATGCCATCTTATGAAGTTCACCTGGGTTCCAAGCTGATACTAAATGACGGCGACTATGTGGGTCTAATTTGATTTGTTCGATCACGTCATGTAACTGATCGATTTGAATTACAGCCGGGAAGTCATTCACAACATGAGGAGATTCCCACTCTCGCCATTGCTTACTATATATTGGGCCTAGTTCTCCGTATTCGTCGCTCCAGTCATCCCAGATTTTTATGTTATTATCCTGCAGGTATTTGATATTGGTGCTGCCACTAACAAACCACAGCAACTCATGAACCACTGACGGAAGGTGTATCTTCTTCGTTGTTATAAGAGGGAAACCTTCGGATAAATCGAATCTTAGCTGCCTTCCAAATACCGATAACGTCCCTGTGCCGGTTCGATCTCCCTTAGCTATTCCGTTGTCTAATATGTCTTGTAGTAGTTCTAGATAGTTTTTCATTCCTCATCGTCCTTCCTGAAATATGATCGAATATCCAAGTACAAGATGTATGGCCATAATAGAGCTATAAAGAAGAACATTGCGATAATTACATTTGTAGGTGTTTTTAATATTCGGGTCATTTCATCCACGTTTTTTATTAATTCCGAACGCATTTGGTAATCCTCTTCGTCTTCAATCTCTGTCTCTTCTAACTCTTCGCTTAAACTGTGCATCTGCCAAAGTGTATAGGCGGAGTAAATAGTGCCAATGCAAAAATACAAAGCAAAAGTATTAGCGAATGTCATCATTTGTATCCTCCTCACATGGATAAGATCGCCACTCACCTTTACGTTCTTCATCCGTCATTTCACAATTATTAATTGAAGCGTAGTGAGTGCCGACCCACTTCACTCCAAGCATTTTAGGGCTGTAAACTCTGCCTATGCAGGACATCACTCCATACCCGGCGTAACTCATTTGCGCTGCTTGCAGTAATTTCACAGTGTATCCTCCTTGGGTATAGACTCCCTACCCTCTAGTAAGTGTGGGAACTGATCTGCGTTCTCGTGTATGTTGCCGATCACTTCTGTTCTGCCGCATCGAACCCATAAGTTTCTGCCCCAAGCTTCAAACCTGCCCATTTCCAATTCCCATTTCACTTCTGAATAAGCTTCGATACTTTTAACGGAATCATAGAGGATGTCTCCCTCATATATCTCTTTTCCATTCTTGTCCTTTAGTCCGGTGTACTGCATGATGCCCTCTTGTGTTAGTAGATCTGTGATCGGCGCATACTCTTCAAATGCTAATGTATCACCGCTAATCATTTGTTGTTCCTCTGCATCCCACATCCGAAACTTGATCTCTCTCATGCTTCTTCCTCCCCAGGTAGGTTGATAGGTGGATAATATGTGCTGTCGATTCTAGCCCACGTGTATCCCACAGGTTCCAGCTTTGCTTCCATTTCACTGCCGTCTGTAAATTTGATTTCCACGCAATCGTCAGTAATACGAACATCTTCAATCGTTTTGCCTATCACATGTTCCGGTTTGGCGTTTTCGTACTCTATCATTCTGTATCCGCTCCTTCCCCACCAAATATTTTTTCAGCCATTAACCGTCCCGGCATCCGTTTATGATTCTTCTTCACGTATTCGTACAATTCAGCACATGAAGGACAGAAGTCTTTTCCGCCACCGGACACAGCGCACTTTTGGCAAATCTGGTTGTCACAAGTAGCATGCGTGCCGCCGATCATTCTTCCCTTTTCATCTTTGGCTGATGTCCAAAAGTAATCGATTATGAAATCACAGAATTGTGTGGACTCATTCTTTTTGCAGAACGGACAAGGATGTTTGGGCATCGCCAGAACTTCAGCCATGCTTATCCGCTCCTTCCTTGGGAGCCCGCTTCAAATGATCTGCGACTCGAGCTTTCGGCACACTCAATACTGAGAATGCCCCAAAGTCCTCTAATATTCCGTCACCCGTAATGGCGTCTTCAGGAATCAAAATTTCGCACTTGATGCGGTGATAACCCTTGTATTTCCCCGTCTTAACTGGTGCGTGAATAGATGCTTTGCCTGCGAACGGAGCAACCACGAACATCCGATCATCCCGCGGGTTCGCCTCCATTGAATTCTTAATGCTATCCGGTGTTACATCAAAAATTACGTTCATATCGTTTCTATTCATCTTGTATATCCTCCTATTTGGGGAGACTGACCAAAATATCTTGATACGGCCTCCACTTCGTTAAGTTTATTCAGTCGATTGGTCGCCTTCGGCCGTAAACTCATCGTTCTCTTCTTTCCAGTCATACACACCGTCTTCGACTTGATCAGGATGTATCATTTTCTCTACTCTCGCCAAGACCACAATTTCATCAAGCGCTGAAGAAAATTCTCCCTCTCTCTGAACGTGGTCTCTCGCCGACTCTGCATAATCTTCATATGTGGTTTTACACATTTCATATGATCCTAGGCAAACGAGACCTGATTCATAGTCGTATACCATCCACACTCCTGCTTTATCCATCGTCTATCCCTCCTATATGTCCAGTACAGCCAATAGAGCTGCCTTACATATTGCTTCAGGTGCAGACTTTCCTTCGGCATGTATCTTCCAGGTCGTCTCTCTCATTGGATCGTAGTCAGCCGAAACATTCCATGGATATGATAGTGTTGCATCCTCGTATTTATCTACTAACCAATCAAGCACTTGCCATGATGCAGAGGTTTCATCTGAATATCTTGGGATGAAGTAGTAGCTTTTACCTTCTCTAATCATGAAAGATCCTGACAACGGGTGTACTGGCTCGTTAAAGATGTGTACAGCGACCATGACGTCCAGATCAAAGCCAGATGTGTTCAACACTTGCTCCCGGGTCAACATTTATATATCCTCCCTAACCTGATCCATGAGTGATTGCCATGTCTCTTCCTGCATCATTCGCTTGGCTTCATGTAGCGCCCGGATAACCACGTCAATTGACTCCACCTTATCGAAAGTCATTCGAACTGGCGTTTCTGCTGGTGGTGCAACGACTCTTTCGTTCTTCTGGCGTTCTCCGATCGGTCCCGACTCTTTGGGCTGAAACGCTACCACGCCACATGGGTAATCCAGTTGCAGCAATCCCGGCGATACGTTGATGTCGCCTGTTCCAAATTCGATCTGTGTTTGACCTTCATGTTTGATGATTGGCATGTTATAACCTCCTTAGTAGGGAGAGGCCCAAAGGCCCCGATCCTTAGAAAAAGTATTTTCCTACTGTCAGTCCGATGGCTGCGACAATAAACACTGCCGCCCAACCCAGTCCGAACAGTCCTGTAATGAAGTCGTAATCTGACGTTGAACGTCTAGTGATAACCATCATGCCAACAATTCCGATTGCTACAAGCCCAACGGGGATGATCCAGAACGGAAAGTTAATCTGCATCGTGGTTACCCTCCCCTAATTGGCCCACAAAATAGGGCTGTACCTCCACATTCCGAATGATCGTTTTAATAAGTTTCGCTTCATCAGTTGCCGCTTCCCGAGCCAATCTATGAGTAGCACGAGCTATTTCAATATCTTTTTCACGAAGTAAGTCACCCAGCCACACAAGGAGGCCAGCACGGTTAATCATTTTTTCTTCGGTTTTCCGTGCCTCTTTAAGCTCCTTGCGGAGCTGATCTGACTTTTCTTCTGCGGCGTCATAGCATTTTTCCCATTGTTTGCTGTTCTGCTTTGCGATATCGCGATCTAACAGGACCTCTTCCAACGTTTCTACCAGATAAGCGATATATTCAGGAGCCTTGGCGATTAGATTCGCATCATCCTCACGAATGTATACAAACTCTCCGCCTAATCCGCATGCGTGACCAACGATGTTATCAGGAGCTTTCAACTGAGGGTGGTCATACTCCGTTCCAATTAACGTTTCCTCGCACTTGCCCACAGCAGTCTTGTAAATCGCCCACGGCCCCGGTGTAGCTGCCGCCAACGCTTGTTTGATTTCTTCCTGCTTACTCATGACTGTTCTTCCTCCCAAATGAATTAATCTTGAATCCACTCATACTCCATATAAAATTGCTGGGATAGCATCTTCTCCAACTCGCCCCAGCCGTCCATATGCTGGTAGTACACATATCCGTCTCGGCACTCACAGATGGCAAATACCTCGTCTCCATCCTCAGCATGCTGATAGAATCTCGCCAGCCGTCTCTTGATCGGTATGCCTGCCATCTGTATATCCCTCCCTGGGAAAGAGGTCCTCTCAAAACTCAACATCCTCTATCGATGCAGTATAGACATCGCCTCTTTTTATTAAGTGCTTTTCATTACATATTCCGCATACATAGCCGTTGTAATCATTCGGGTCTCCCTCGTAATGTACGAAACCAGGAGGGTGAGAACAGCGCGTATGAAGGCCAATCATCCTGAACGCTCTGTCTTCTTCCTTGTACTTGCAACGTGGGCAGTAATGCCATTCAACAGCCCCAAAACCTTCATCGTCGTTGTAATATCGGCGGTCTTTCCAATAGCAATCACCCTTGATAATCTTTTTGTTACAGATAGCGCACGGAAGCTTTATCTTGCGTTTAGCAATCAAAAGTATCATGTGTTATCTCTCCTTTGGTGGGCCTAAACCCGCATATTTGATTATTTCAATCGCGTCCATGGAAGCTTGATTCCTGCTGTCTCAAGCGCCTGCTGCATGCCAAGTTGGAATATCTCATTGGCGGTGTGTCCGATGAATTCGTGGTTTCTATTGAATTCCTTTAACAGTTCCTCGGCCTTTTTTTCATCATTCGACTTAACTACTTTCGCAGTGGACAGAACATTCTCCAGAAACGGGATGCGCTGCGTATAGAAATCAAATTCCTCTGTAATGTTTTTAATCGCTTCCTCATCACCCAATTGATCCGCAATCTCTAAGCGTTTGCTTACATCGGGCATCATGGTTGTTTTGATGTGTTCAATTTCCATCTGCATTTTTTGATATCCCTGTACTGTCAAAATTGTTTCACTCATGTTCATTCGCTCCTTTTTGGTGGGCCTATGGCCTCTGTGATATGTGGTGCTAGAAAACAAGTTCCATCTGCTTTTCTGGTGCTTCCACAAAATCTTTAGCGAGCAACACCTCAAAGATCGCTTCTAACTCACTCACGACGATGCTGTTGCCGGATTGGTGATATAGAGTACCGTTCAAGCAACCTTCTTTTGAAGGGTGTTCCCTTAAAGCTGCTTCAAAGTCCTGATCGTCAAACCCCATTAGCCTGAAGCACTCGCGCTCAGTGAGATAGCGGTATCGACCATCTTGCATTTTCACAACTCCGCTATTTGGGCATCGCATCTGTTTTGTAGTTACCGTATAAGCGAATTCTTTTATTTCTTCCAACATCCGTCCTCCATAACTTCCGCTCACTATCGGCTTGCCTGGAAGCTTGCGAACCATGCTTGGTTGAGTGACAACGTATTTTTCGTCAACATCCGATTCCAACAGATCTGTTATAGGCTTCATTGGTCGCTTCTTCAGTTTGGTGAAATCAAAATATTTATTATCTAGCAGCGAGATATTGAACAATCTTTCTCTAGCTTGGGGAATACCGAAATCCCGGGCATCTAATACTTCATATGAATTCGTGTAACCCAGTTTCTCCATGTCACTCAGATAGTGATTGAATGCTGTCACCATATTTTTAGACAATGCGTTTTTGACGTTTTCCCAGATGACCACTTTCGGTTTCCATACACCTAGATTTTCAATAATCTTGATAGTTTCAAACATAAGAGAGCTTCTTGTTCCGTCCTCTACATTCCCGCCGTACTGTTTGCCTCCAATACTAAAGTCTTGGCAAGGTGAACCGTGAACTAGAATGTCTGGTTGCAAACTATATCCGACCACCGATTCAGGTTTATAACGATGGTCAAACATTGCGTTATAGGTCCGAACAGCTTTCTCGTTCCATTCCACATAATCAATCGACTTATGTTCGACACCGAGATTGATCAACGCTTTCCGTGGAGCTCCTATTCCGCCGAACAATTCGAGGATCTTTATCATGTTGCCTATCCCCTCCCTATCCCCTAATGGGGACCTATATTTATCTCTCCCTCTTAATGGTGTCTTTGTATGGGTGATAACTCAAACCTTTTTGCGCCTTATCGGCCACTCAGGTTTTCGAGTAGACACTTTTATATTTACTAGATAGTTCAGCATGCGCCTGGCATCCTTTACATTCCTGATCCATCAACTGATTTATTTTGGTCAATACATTCAATCTGCTCATCTGTGAGCCTCTTCTATTTGACGCTTAACTTCTTTAATGATTTTGGGTTCTGGAGCATAACTTGCTTCCCAACCTGCAGGCTTAACGATCTTGCCTTGTCCGTCAAATCTCGGCTTACCATCCTCGTGCAATTTCCCCATATTGGCCGCATGCACGATATCGAAGAATGCTTCAGGTTTAACACCCAATAGAGTGAAGGTTCCAATTGCGAAGTAAATCAAATCCGTTAACGCATCCACTTGAGCTTCAATATCATTTGCATCCATGAATTCAATGAGTTCTTCAAGCATCCAAGACGCACGCTTGACTACATCTCCGCCCAACCCTTCGGTTTTCATGTTCTTGCAAACTGAGCCAAGTTGATTCATGTAATAGATAACTGAGCCCGGGTCATCGTTGCATCCAAGAACCATTGGTTGATCGGGCATTGTTTGGTCGAAGGCTTTATGAAACTCTCTAACTTGTTCGTATTGTTTGTTCATTTATGGGTCAACTCTTTTCTTCTTTTTTTGATATCTGTTGGTGTTGTAGATGCTTTTTCATAATCCCAGCCTTCTCGCACACGCCGTCTGAATGTTTGGTTTGATACGCCGTTTTTCAAAGCCTTTTCAATATATTCAACTGGATATTTCCGCATTTCTGCATGTCTGATTTCCCGAGCAACAGCGAAGGTTTGTTTTGGTGTTGTAGCTGCTGCTTCTTCACTCCATCCTCTTTGCAACCTTGTATTAAAAGCGTCCCTAGTTATCCCGTTTTCCTCAGCAATCCGGTGCCAGCGCCTCCGATCAACTTTTGTGTTAACCGGTTCAGTAATCGCTCGTTCCTTCTCCCAACCACGATCATAAAATCGCTGGCGAGCAGTCTCACGCTTAATTCCATTGGCAACAGCTTGCTGATAATCTTGTTCCGTAAGTTCATATTCCCAATCCATATTTACCACCTCAATACGTTGTTATATGAATTAATTGAATGATTCACTATCAAAATCAACTGTATTACCTATGCTTTTTTCTTCTTCGTTTTAGGACCTTCTAGAATCGCTTCTAAGACCTCTTGTTGGTATTTGGCTTTAGTTGTTCCAGTTAGCTTAGAAAGCGCAATCTGAGCCAGAACAAATGCGTCACGCACGTTGTCTGAGTCATGTTCGAAACCCCAGTGTCGATAAATCGGAAGGACCATTGCATCTTTCTTTGTATTCCCTTTTCCTGTAGCAAACTTCTTAACCTGTGAAGGTGTAGCTTCCAATACAGTTAAACCGGAGTTATTCAGTACAAATCTAAGTGCGAATCCTACTCCGTACTGCGTGCTTACTCCCTGCCCTTTTGATCCAAACGAGAATCCCTCTATGGCTACCAAGCTACGTTTTGGCACCAAATCAATAATCTTCTGGCTGTAAGCCCATATTTCTGATGGTGTAGAGTGTAGCCCGTTCGTCAAATGAATCTCTTGAGCTTCTATTACTCTGCCTTGTTCATCCAACCCGACCAATCCCGTTTTGGTACTTGGATCAATTCCGTATGCTAGTGTCATTCCATTTCCTCCATTCACTTTGGGCCAGCTTGTTTATCTTCTCTTTGTTCAGCGATTTGATCGATCATATCAATGATTTTGGCTTGCATATATTCCTTTCGGAAATTGGAAGGAATGCTGAACATCCCAGCTTCCCGATATATTTTAGCTGCTATGTCATCGGCTGCTGCCAATCGATTGAATAAGATAAGTTCCCAAGGTTCAAATATCGCATCCATCCGGTTCGTGAAGTCTGTTGCCAACCCCTATCACTCCCATGCGCTTCAGGTATTCTTTTGATGCATGAATCCGTATATCGTAATCCAAGGATTCATTTTGGGTTATATTAAGCAGTTGATCATTCGTCATTTTTTCAAGCGGACCCATGTCCATCACCTCACTACATGATATGAGCACGATCATAGTTAACGAATTTACCGTAGTTCTTCATATTCACCATTTCAGCTGTGCCGGTTCTACCATTCCGGTTTTTCGATACGATCATTTCAATGATGTTTTTCTTTTCACTCTCTGCGTTGTAGTAGTCATCCCGGTATAGGAAGGTGATTGTATCCGCATCCTGTTCAATGTTTCCCGACTCTCTCAAGTCTGACATCATCGGACGCTTATCCTGACGCTGTTCTACGGTCCTACTGAGCTGAGCCAGGGCAACTACAGGACAATCGTTCTCACGGGCCATCTGCTTCAAACTGGAGCTTATGAAGCCAACTTCCTCGTTACGGTTCTTGCTGCTGAATTTACTGCCACCCTTAATAAGTTGAAGATAATCAATGAATACAATTAGTTCAGGACAATTCTTTTTCAGCTTACGTACAGCAGATCTGATTTCTTGAACGGATAATCCAGGTCGGTCATCGATGTAAATGTCCAACCTAGCCAACTCAGACAATCCCAAGGTGTATTTCTCCCATTCGTTGTCGTACAATTCTCCGGCTTCGACCCGGTGACCGTCTATATTGCACTCCGCTGCTATCATCCGGTCATAGAGTTGCATGTCAGGCATCTCTAGGCTGAATATAGCGACCGTCAGGCCATCTTTTCCGTTCCGGACGGCATTGTTAAGGAGAAAGGCCGTTTTGCCCACAGAGGGCCTTGCAGCGACTATATTGAGCGTCTGCTTTTTCCACTTGCCAGTAATATCATCCAAGTCCTTACCAACAGTGTTGGCTCCTGTCGCTTTCCCTTCATACTTCTTCCGGTCAATCTCATCGGAGTGTTCCATAATCCCTTGGCTGATGTGTTTGAATCCATCTGTAGTCCTGCTTTGATCGGACAATGACTCTGACAAGTTCATCAGTTCTGCAGCAAGTTCTTTTGGGTCATTCACTCCGCTACTTTGTAAATCTTGAATTGTGCGCATGCCGGTTCGCATAAGATAGCGATCCTTTACAATGCGTTCATGTGTGATGAAGTCACTGACACTCGGAACTGATTGACTAAGTTTAAGTAGGTAGCTGACGCCGCCGATATCGTTTAGTTCATCCTTCAGTTCATTCGAAAGGGTTACGGCATCAACACCGATTTCTTTTTCTCTGAGTGATACCATGGCGCTGAATATCTTTTGGTGGGAAGAGTGAAAGAACTCTTCCTCCGTCAAAAGTGATTCGTATATTAAATCCGGTTGAATGATGATTGATCCAAGTACTGATTGCTCAGCTTCTAAGTTGTAATAGTTCATGACTTGTTCGCCTTATGTTCAGCAATCGTTCGGCGCATCCACTCTTCTTTGCTAATTCCATCACGCTTCCACGGTGGAGGTGAAGGGACTTTGCTTCTCAACCGGTCCTGCTCCTCAAGCATCTCCCTAGTCCGTTGCTTTTCTCGATCTGCTGCAATCCGGGCATTGGGTTTAACAATCTCAGCAATGGATGGAGCAAACTTACTTTCCCTTATGTGCTCCTTAGCATTAGCCCAGCAGCTTTCCGAATCCGCTTCGAGTAATTCTTCAAGCCAGTTCTCTGCGATATCCCGATCCACTTTCCAACTTGGATAACTGGATGCGAGTTTCTTGAATAGTTTTAATGCATCCTGTTTTTCCATGAAGCACCTCCTACATGTCGTCCAAGAACCCTAAGCGGTCTTGTGACTTCCCTTGAGCATGTTTTTCTTTAATAGCATTTGTGTAGAAGGAGAATCCGTTAACCTTTCCTCCCTCTTCCACCTTCTTCTTATGACGTTCTGTCATAACTTCGATTATCAAATCAACCGATATTCCTTGATTGACTAGTCCAGATACTAATGGCCAATCCTTTGGTTTTAAACCTAAACATCCGTGTATTTGGCTATATGCTTTTTCTATTTTTTCAAGGTCGTCAGCAGTAGTAGTAGTATTACTTGGTAAGGTACTGTACTGTACTGTACTGTTACCTGCGCCGTCCCAAAGATCATCCTCGCCTTGTCCTTCGGACGTCCGTTGGACATCTTTCGGACGTTCTTTGGATTTACCACGAGACTCCCGTTTCCTGTCCGCATCTTTTTTGCGTTTGTCAACTAACTTACCAATGTAGTCGTGCCAGTCATGGATATAAAGTTGACCATCGATTACATCAATGAAATTAACTTCAATCATTTTATCCAGAAGCAATTGGGCATCGCCGGTCCACATCATCTCGTCTGCAACATCTTCAGGTTCTAACTCCGACAAGCAACCATCTGGCAAGTTATCCATGGCCCACCACCATAACAGGTGGAGGTGCCCGATAACTTCTGGTACCGTGATTCCAAGTTTGCGTGCCAAACGTTTCGTCTTGCGATGCCGGCCAAGAGTTTGATGACTCTCTAACCAAGCCATGTTATCACCACGCATCCTAATTCATTTTGTATAGTTTCTTGCGATACTCTTCCGCCCACTCTTTTCCCTTACTTGTATAATCAATAATGTTATGGCAAGTCCCTGTGTTTACACTCGGACCACACAACATAGCAACATCGTTTACTGTTGTTTCAATCTCCACTTTCCACCGTCTGATCAAGTGAGCACATTCGAGATATCCACCTTTCCCACACCGCTCACAATAGCCTCCTGACCGTTCTAAGGCTTTGTCATACACATCGCTAGTTATTTGCCCACGCTGTTTTGCGGTTCGCTTGAATCGCTTGTGCTTTGGTTTAGGAACGGCTCTTAATTCAAAGTCCATCCTGACCACCACCAATGTGTGTATTCAGATCCACCCTTAACCTGAGTCGTAGTTCATGTAAATGTTCTGTTAAGGATGAAAATTCATTTCGCCAAAGATGCATCTTTTCATATGCCTCTGCCTCTAGATCCCGATGTTCCAATACAGCCAGTTCAGCAGCGTTTGTTTTATCGCCCCTAGCTGCATCACGTTTGGTTTCGGCATAGATACGTTTCCGCTGGCTGTAGATTCGTTTGTACTCTCCATCCTTAAAGGCGGATACCCGGCCCATGAGCACATGAGCCTGAGTGAGTAATTGAATTTTTGAAATTAATCCGCCTGGAGTGTCGTCGTCATATTCATCTGCGGCGTTCCGTAAGATTCGGATTTCCTTTGCATATTGGATGATTTGTTCTTCTCGGTTCTCCATCATTGGATTCGACTCATGAATTTGTTGTATTCGTCAATTAATCCCCAGTCATCTTTGTATTGATCGTATTTGCTTTCCTTACCGATACAAAGGGTTTTGATCCTCAATTTGTGACTAGGGATTATTAGAAGTTTCTCTACTTCCTTTTCCTCATCAAAAGCTAAGCAGATGTAAATATCACAAGTTGGATTCTTCTTGTTGATACCAAATGTGTGCACCCTAGAACCTCTGACGTAAAAAGGATTAGCAATCTTTACGTCTATTTTCACAGCTCCATTAACAAGGAGATCATAAGGAAATTTAGTGGACATATTTTCAACGGTGTATCCTCTGTCTTTGAGCATTACCTCGACAACATCTTCGTTAATTTGGCCTTCTAAAGTGCTGGATGTTTTCATTTCCAAACCTAAGTGTTCGGCCCATCCTCTATATGTCTTTGTCCGTCCGACTTGGATGTGAAGGTCGTTCCTGCCTAAAGAAACCAATTCAGAAGCGGTAGGCATTCTTCTAATATCTAAAGCGTTTATACAGGCGAATAATTCTTTCTCAATCATTTGTTCATCCCATTTTGTTCGGGCCACAATCGCCACCTTCTTTCTTTAAAAAGGAAGATCATCGGTTGAGATATCGATCGGTTTACCATCATCTTGGAATGGATCTCTGTTATTGGATTGGTATGGCTCCCGTTCATTAGGATCACGATTGCTACTGTTTGATTCAAGAAATCTGACGTTATCAGCAACAACTTCCGTGATGTATTTTGTTCCGTTCTCAGACTCCCAACGGCGAATTTGCAATCTGCCTTCTACTGCGTTCAATCTTCCTTTTCTCAAGTAGTTGGCTACCGTCTCAGCCAGTTGCTTCCACACAACAATATTGATAAAGTCCGTTTCCTTGTTTCCGTTAGCGTTAGTGAAGGGACGATCTACAGCGAGAGTATAAGTTGCTGTAGCGGTTCCGTTCGGCAAATACCTTAATTCTGGATCTTTTGTGGCGCGTCCAATTAGGATAATTCGATTAAGTGACATTTTGTTTTTCCTCCTGAGGTTCTTTGTCTTTTATTCGTTCGTTCAGCGTGTTTAAAAACTCTTGTCCTTGCTTTTCCGTTATTCCTATGAGTGGGAAACCATAGAGTTTTTTCGTTTGAGCATCTATCACATCTGGGCTTAGTCCGAGAACTGCCCATGCTTCAAGTAACTGCTCCCTCAACTCAGCCGTGGCTACTTTCTCTCCTGACTCCAACCATTCAAGAAGCTTTTGACCAGTCTCAACACCTGGGACAAACTCTTCTCCATCAAACAGTCCTGTACGATCTTTGGACACAGATGCGATATGGTGGGCTGAGAGGTCCATTACAAGTGTGAATTCGTATTCCAGTCCATCCCTTTGCACAGGTGCCATGCCGACCTTGCGCGGCACCTGCTTGCCTTTCTCGTTAGCCTCAAGAACGTATTCAGTCTTTGATCGCATAGTCACGAATATATGAGCAGAACATTGCAGGATAGCTTCTACCATTTTGTTCTGTTTAGGTGTCAATTCACCCCATGCAGTAAAGCTGTTTTTCGTCTTAGACAATTTATCTTTCTGTTCAATGATCCCGCCTTCTCCAGCCCATGCATGAGAAAGTGAATCTACTATAATCGCCTGAACGCCATAGTCTTCAAAGGCTTTAATAGCCTCAATGTACTTCTCCGTAGTGTAAGGTGGCTCTATATCAATCTTAGGGAACTCCGGAATGTGAACGCCTGCTTTAGTAGTCTCAGCATACAAATCTGCGCTCCGATTCTCTGTATCAATGAGACCGACCTTCTCCCAATCTCCAGTCATGCCATATGCCATCAATAGAGCAGATAAAGTTTTGCCTGATCCACTCGGACCTGTCATACCAATCCGCGCTTTAGTTACCGTTCGTTGTGCTTTACGTATCAGCATTGCTTACACCTCCGGTTTGATGACGACTTCATCACCGCGATATTCCACATGGATTCCTTCAACCGGTTCACCGTTTGCATCCACCACTACCCCTGAATCAGTTAAGTTAAATGTCTTCTTGATATCCGTTTTGTTCGGCTCCCACTTCACTCGGATCAACTGTTCATAGCCATGTTCATTGAGCCAGGTCACCAAGTCCTGGTCATTGTAATTCCACTTAGGTTGTTGCTTCTTAAATGAGATTGCACCATATGGTGTCTTCTCGCTTTTGAATTTAGGATCTTCCTCACGACGGCGTGCAGCATACTCGGAGATTAGAGATTGGAAAAACTCCTTATTACGCTGCAACTTCTCTTGTTCACGACGGCGATAATCCTCGATACGATATACTTCAGCATCAGCAAGCTTATTAACCTCAGCACCTTTAGCTTCTAATGCAGCAAGCTTACGGAATGCCCAGTTTAAAGAATCCAGACTGTCCACCTTAAACTGCTGGCGTTCCTCCTGTTCCTGTTGCTCCAATTCATCCAGTTCCGCTTGAAATAATGGGTTTAATGGGATCATCTATTTACAACCTCCTAGAAATTTGGTAATATGACCGTAAATTCAATTTCAAATGTGTATTACACGACTTCAGAGGGTGCAACCTTTGGAGTCGTTTTGCTTTCCATTTCGTTTTGGGCATCTTGCAACAATGTGATGACTTCATCCAGATCATGCTGCAGAAAGTTTCCTGTCTCTCTCATGATGCTAGATGCGGAATTCCCGTGAACTGCGGTATTTTCTTGAAGCTGTTCTAGCTTCCGGATTGCCCTTTGCAGTGCTCCCATCCTCGTTAGCTCCCTTCATTTCGCGTCTGATTCGATCATAGTCATCGCGCTGTGCTTGACCAGAAAACACAAACTTTGGATGTTTACCTTCAACTAATCTCCCACCAGATAATTCAAGTGCGAATATGTCCTCAAATTTTTCACTAGCCTTAATGCGTACTTGCATTTCCATTTCATTCACCCTCTACTGTGATTACTGTTCCTTCTGTTTCAAACAGACAACGTGTGCAGCAATATAACGTAGTATCGAAGTGGTCCACATACTGACCTTCGTATATCTCACTATCACAAGCAGGATTAGCACATATCGCTACTACCTTTGCTTGCTGCGGATCTGGTAAGCCTTGCTTAAATCTGTCCATCTTCTTCACTCCCTCCTGCTATGACCAAGAAGATACCGACACACATTAACAGTGACCAGACAAGCCAGAATGCCACCGGAATCATCATCCTAACTCTTTTAGTGCTTCCAATTGCCGGTTGTACTTCTCATATTGCTTCTTGGCATGGTTAGCGATGTTAGGACGACAGTCTGCATTCATGCGTTCTTCAAGTTGGGTAAAGAACGCGGTTACGTTAAGCAGATAGTGTTTTTTAGTCATTGTTAGTCGCTCCTTTTATATCATTTCGACTTATTTTGAAGCTTACGCTTCATCTTTCTATACATCGTTCCATCTCCTATATCGATTAGGAAATAGATGATCTTACCGCCTAAGTACCAAATAAGAATGATAGCGTATAACAAGCACAGGAGCGGTACCATGCATATCATCTGCCGTAAGCTAACGTAGCTGTCCCGCTTCCACATATCCTCAAATGGGTCAAAGTTGATCATCGTCGTATCTCCTTCCCCCTCTCAAACTTGGTCTTGTAAATGTGCAATAATAGACTGCATACCTTCATTGCCAGCAAATTGCGTTTTTGCCCGAGCAATGAATCCTTCAAGCTGCTCCTTTGTGCAATTACGTTCCTTGCAGTTATAAAATGCTGCAGTTAATGATTCAGTAGGTGTTGGCATATCATTCACCCTTCCTTAGTTTCAGATTCTTCAATGACTTTGAAAAACTCGCTTGCTTTCATTTCAACCATTCCGGAAATTTGAGATTCTTCACAGGGATTCATGCTGCAATAGACAACTCCATCAATTTCAAAAATTCTGCTTTGGATTCGACCACCACCAAATCTAGGAAAGTAAAACGCTACTGGTGGTTTCCGCAGCACGCTCAGGTTTTTATCCTTTAATCCCTTGACCCACGCTTTACCAATTCTAGAATTGACTTTGAATTTTCTAAGCCCCTCTTCAATCGGTGCGCAAAGAACTGATGAGTGCTTTTCCAAATCACTTTCTGTAGGAATGATGTAAAGAGCTTCATCCGTTGCATAATACGCGCCAGATTTAATCCCATGAGTCGTATTGAACTCTATAATGAGTTCTCTTAAAACTTTTGTGTTATTTTTGTAAGCAATGAAGTCATGTTGCAAAGCACTTTCTTCTGTTAACCTGAAATATCTTTCCATTCGTGTTCCTCCAAAATGAATATTTTTGAAACTATGAATCTTATAACAACGTATTGATAATCATATGAATCAAGTTACACAGCTTTAAACTTGTTAATGAAGTAAACTTGGCCTTTCCCGGTAATCTTAGGAGTTCTGGTAATCTTAGAACCTTCGCTAGTGCTTAAGCGTTGACCAACTTTGATTTCCATGATCTCCAGCTCCATAGAACGTTGAGTCGGCATGTTGCGATCACTGCCACCTTTAATTAGGTAGCCGTTTTGCCGTAGCCATTCGAAGAGCCGCTTTTGCCCAATTTTGATTCCGTTTTGTTTCAAGAGTTTAGCCATGTCATTTACCAGGATTGAATCCTTAGATGTTTCAAGAGCTTCTGCGAAGATGACTTTCGGTTTGTCTTCTTCGATCTTTTGTTCAGCAGCGATTCGTAGTATCTTTTCTGCTTTCCAGTTTTCAGCAATCTTGATGATCGTGTCTGGATTAGTTAAGAAAGATTCCACTGTCTGCAACTCAGGTTGCTTCATATGGTAATAATCATCAACAAGAAGTTCATATGCTTCCCACGCTTGATCTGTATTGAGAGATTTTGCATGCATCCAAGCTCCTTTTTCAGTCCAAAGCTGCAATACAGAAGCGAACTTTAGGGTGTCGGAAATAATCGGGTACCCTTCTTTAAACTCTTTCAGTTCTTGCCCTTTTAATAAGAAGAAGTGTTTACCCTCTCGATATCTCGATTTGTTGTTTGAGTAATTGTCTGACAAGTGCTTATTGTCAGTTCCAAATGATTCAGCTAATTGATTTGTTGTTAAAACTCTTTGCCCTGCATAGTTGATCACTTGTAGTAAGCTCATGCACATACTCCTTTCATGAAATCTTCTTTGATTTCGTTGATTCTTTTTGATTCTGTTCTTTAATGAGCAGTTTAGCTTGGTTAGCGAGGAACTTAATGAAGTCCCTCTCGTATGGTTCAAGTGCTTTTTGACTCATATCCCACGCCTCCATTCATTAAGAAATCCGACAGTTCACTTTCAAGTTTTCTAATTTCTTCATCGATTCGCAACGGATCTACATTCAGACTCTGCATTTCTTCGATGATCTCTTCAAGGCGTGTCATGTTGCCCTCCTTTTATTGCCCAGCAGCAATTGCTTCTAATATCTCTGTGGGTATAATTTCCTTGTATTTAGCTATAGCTAGTTGTTCATAGGTAATTGATGTAACCGGCGCCAGTACTTCTGCTATAACTCGATTAATCTCATCTGACGGCGGCGGCATCAAACCAGTGCATAGCTTGCTTAAATAGGAACTGGAGAAAGTCACGCCTTGAGCTTTGCATTTGTCAATGATCTTCGAATAAGTCCAATTGCTTTGAACGACGGCGTCTCTTAGAAGGTTTGCGTATTTCACATTTATCACCTCCCACCGTTTAGTGATTAGTGAACGTTGCCGTTAAGTAAATACTAAACGCTAAAAACGTTCCAGTCAATAGTAAACGCAAAAATAATGTTGACTTTTTACTGCAACGTTTAGTAAAATTAAAACAAATGAAAGGAGTGTCTCAATTGAATTACTATGAGTTGCTAAAAGATTACATAAAAAAATCCGGGTTATCCCTATCCGAGATCTCAGAGCGCCTTACAGATGAGCACGGATATAAAATAAGCAAAGGCTACATTAGCCAATTGCAAAATGGGAAAACAGAAAACCCAGCAACTTCGGATCTCAATAGAGCACTCGCAGCTGTAACAGGTGGCGATGTCGAAAAACTTTTGACTGCTGCTTTTATTGAAAAAGCTCCAGAAGAGATAAAAGAAAAATTTATCAAACTAGAGAAACTAAAAGATCTGAAGAAGGAATATTCACAAGCATTAGTAATTGAGGAAACACCTGCGCAATACATAGCTGAAAACCTTGTTAAGGTGCCTGTCCTTGGTTCTATCGCTGCTGGACAACCTATTGACAGAATCGAACACATAGAAGATATGGAATATGTAAATGCATCTGTTGTTAGAGGTAAGCAAGCTTTCTGCCTGCGTATTAAAGGAGATAGCATGATCGGGGATAACATCGTTGAAGGTGATATTGTTATCTGTGTGAAACAAAGCGAAGTTAGCGCTAACGATATTGCGGTTGTAGCTATTGATGGTGAAACTGCTACAGTAAAAAGAATTAAGTGTCAAAATGAGATTTGTATCTTGATGCCTTCCAATCCAAAATTACAGCCAACTATTGTAGAGGCATCTAAAGTAGAGATCATTGGTAAAGTGGTGGAGGTTAGACGGAGATATTAGAAATACATGGCAGCCTGAAAGGAGGCGAAATCATGTTAGCTGCCCGCGATGAAAGAAACCAAGTCGTTGAAGCGATCGCTTATATCCGTCAAAGTGATCAAAGACAGGACAAAGAGGATATTTCAGAGCTAACTCAATTAAGAAAAATAGAGCAGTTTTGTGAGTTTAACGGCTATAAGCTTGTCAAAGTGTTTAAAGATATTGACTATTCAGGTTTTAGGATTGATTACACCAAACGACCTGGACTAATGGAAGCACTTCAGTTTATTGAAGAACGTGATTCTGTCAAAAAGTTTGTATTTTTCAACCTCTCTAGGCTAACCCGTTTGAAAAAAGACTTTCAAAAACTATACGAGATCCTTAAAACACATCAAATTGATATCTGTTCAGCTTCTGAAGCTGTGGACTTCAGCACACCAAACGGGCGTCTTATAGCCGGTTTCTTTGTCGACCTCAACGAATACTATTCAGACAACCTAAGCGAAATAATGAATGAAAACAAAAGGACCAACGCTGAGAAAGGGCGCTGGAATGGCGGCCCTCCACCATTTGGTCTAAAAAAAATAGAGAATGGGTTCGAAGAGGTTTTTGAAAAGTCAATTTACGTGAGGAAAGCATTTGAGATGGCTCTCTCTGGTAAGGGACCTTACCTTATAGCTCGATGGTTAAATGATAACGAGGTACCAAGTGAAACGGGGAAAGAATGGAGCGCTCGAAGGGTTAGGTATATGCTTACTAATCCTACCTATGCTGCCAAGCAGAAATGGAAAGATAAATTTTACCCGTTGGCTAATTGTCCAGTTATAGTCGATTGGGATACCTTCATTTATATCCAATCTACATTATTCGGAAAAGAAAAAGCTTGGAAAGGTAAACAGCGGCAGTTGTTAACCTCTATGCTTATTTGTCCAGAGTGCGGATCTAAAATGCACTCTCGTCATTTCTCTTCAAAGAAAGATCGGAGAAAATATGTTTGTAACAGAAAGACATCACTTGGGAAATGCCAAAGTCCTAACTACGACCAAAACACCTTGAATGATGCAGTCATAAAACTAATTAGTGAAATGGCAGAAAATAAATATGGATTTCAATCAGTGCTATCGGAGATGGATGGAGAAAAACAAGAATCTAACTCCTTCTCTAAATTACAAGATGAATTATCGAACATCAACAGAGCAGAACAAAAAATATTCGACGATTATTATCTGCATAACAAAATTACAGAAGATCAATACGAGAGGTCAACAAGTCGATACGGGAAACGGAAGTTAGAAATCATGGACCTTTTGAGTAAAGCTCCGCTTCCACAATCTAAAAAGTTTGGCGACTTTGGAGATGCTATTCAAGAATTTTCAGACCTTATCGAAATCATCCCAGATGATGCTAAACGAATATCGATCGAGTTCTTAGTAGAAAAGATTGTTCCAGGAGCACCAGCTGAAGTTCATTTCAAATGGGGAGAGGTTAGAAAGATTCAACCTAGTGAGACGAAAAAATATAGAGACAAACTGATTATTTACTGATCACTATATAGCGGCTAAGTACAGTTATAAAGATAGTTTCAGGACAGGACTCTCCACTCCTATCCTAAAACTACGTTGCTTCATTCGTAAGCAACAGGTCACCCAAATTGGGTGGCCTCTTTTTTTGTTTGTAACCGCTTCAACTAAACTTCCCTACATTATATAGAGAATAAAAAAGCTCTGCCACCATTATTTCGATGACAGAGCCTCAATTAGATCAAATCCTTCATTTCTTGGTTTAGCTTGAATGCATCATTAAAACCGGCTTCATAAGCAGTTTTGATTGCAGATCCTTTTTGAAGGAAGATATCCTCCATTTTATTTAAGTCATCGATCAGTTCGAACGGAACGTGTTTTTTCAATTTATTGAGTGTTGCAGCAAATTCATCATATAGCCCTTTGTTTTCTTCCTCGCACAATCCAACTACTTCCCATACCCTTTTCTCAATTGCTGGCTCTAACCATTCTTTTAACATGTGTATCTCCCCCATGGTGTGATTTGGTTTTCTGGTGGTTTACCGCAATTTGCCATCGTGTTATAATGTGGCCTGAAACAAATATTGTATTGTTTGTTTGAAGGAGCGCTCTACGGTGAAAGTTACCCGAGGGAGATGCTTACTTCAGTACTGGCTTGACCACCGCGAAATGACTCAAGCCGAGTTCGCCCTTCGTACTGGTTGGTCCAAACGAATGGTATCGTTTTTTGCCACCAGTCAACGCTCAATGCCCGTTGAAGCCATGTACTTGGCTGCAATGATATTGAGCATCCAGATGGAGCAATTGTACGAGTGGGACGTTCAGAAGTAAGTCGCGGTTTAACCGCGCTCCCCCGGTCAGATGAGTACTAATATAGTACTCATCCTAACACCACTTCATTTGATTCAACTCTCTTTCCTTAATTTACTTCCTTCTGGTTTAATTAAATAACATATCCCATAACTTGTAAATGTTAATTCGCCGGGCGAAATCAACACTTTCGACAACATGATTCGACATACTTTTCATCCTATTTATGGTAAGTTTGCCTAGTTAAAAAAAATAGCCGCATCAGCGACTATCTGTTGAAACGTAACATTCTTTTAAGCAGCATCCTCGAATTACACTTATATGCCAACTGCGGGAATTCATCTATAATCTTATTCAATCTATCCACGGTTAAAGTACACTTCTTAGAATGTTTGTTTATATCATCTTCGAAGTATGCCACTTTAAAACTCATGTCGACTGACGCGATATTATCTACATTAATAATACTACTACGGTCAGCATTTCTGAAATTGTATCCACTGGCGTTTAACGTCTTTACCCAGTAAACCATTGTTCCCATTAGATAGTATTGATCTTTTGCAGTATGGACAATTACCATGTATGTATCTGCTTCTAGGTGGGTTACATTCTTAACGGGTACATTCATACCACCTGTTTCCCCATCCCTCTCTTTAGATACGGCCAGGTATTCTAGTTCATACACATGATCACCTCATTACATTTACTTTTTCTCCAACAATTCTTTTGGTGTATCGCCTTGGTAAATAAAAAGCACACTCGCAGCAGAAACAATTAACCCAGCAATTGTAGTCAATCCAGTTGCTATACTGTACAAATAACTCGTTTTCATTTTTTCACCCCTTTCATCTTAATCAAAGTTAGACATTGTACAAAAAATACTGCTGCAAGTACTGACGACATAAACAAAAAGTTTGTTGCTATTATTATTATCGACACTACCTTTAACTTCGGATAGTGTTTTGGGTCAATTTTAGATTGATTTTCAATCCTTGATGGAGCGTATAAAAAGGCCAGCAATAGACTCAGTATATTTAATAGTAAAATGTATTCATACGTTATACTCACAAAAGAGATACCTGTGAAAAGTGCTGTTGTTGCTAGTACACATTTATCTCCTGACTTTAAGTGTATACCACCAGACACTATTCTGAGAACGGCAAATGAAATGAGTATTATAATAATTTCATTTGTCTTATTTGTGAAAAACGAAATAAGTAAGGTTAAGAGAATTATAGCTACGGTATTTATTATTGCAGCAATCGTAAACCGAAATATATCTGCCGATGAAGGGTGATCAGGTACACGTTTCTTCAACCCAATAGCGAGACGTTGTGAGATATTCTCAATCATTCCATGTACTCCGATCTTTTTTAGCTGAGAAGTAAAGTAAGTATCCTAATGTGCAAGCAAACAAAAATATAAGTATCCACAAATTATTGTAGTAAAGGACTCCTGAGATCACACATAAGAATATGATCATTAGTACACTTGTTAAAATTTCTTCAAATTTAAATTTTAGCTTTTCAAACTCCAGCGGTATGCCATATCCAAACCTGTATGGGACTCTAGCCAATATGAAAACAACTATAGCTGTGGCCGTCTGAAGAGCGTAACCATTGCTTAGAGAAGATTGAGCTGCTTCAATTGAACCAAATAAAACAAAAACTAGACCGGCTTGCACTAAACCAAATCCCGCGAACCCAGCCAACGTTATAATGAGAGATCCAATCAGGGGAATCTTCACCACAACCGCATAGAAAAATATGAATATCAACATACTTATCAATGGTGCATATGAAGACATTGATAATTCATTTCTTAAAACGAAACTTTGAAGGTTCATAAGCAAAATCACAAAGAGAGCTGACCAAGTGTGCTCATAAGGCTTATAACGAAACAATGACATACTTAATAAGTACCAAGAAAATGTCTCTAATGTAGAAAAAAACATGAATCCGATTGATTCAAGCATCCCACGCGCACCATCCTATAATATCGTATACCAATATTATAGATGATTAGTTGGCAATTCCATAGCCAAATTCATACAAATTCACTCATTTACAGAGATAATTTCAGCTAAAGAGATCCAACGGAATTCTTCATCTAACATCAACTTGACTTCACGCCGTGATGAATTTAAACCTACGACCACACCCGACAACGGTTCGTCATAGAAAGGGTTAAATAATACCAAATCAATCGTACTACTTCTATTATAAGAGTCGGTCAGCACTTCCCCAATTCGCTGATACTCTTGCTCGTCTAATACTGGCTTTCCCCGTCTCTCCTGCTGCTCACATTGAGCTAACCAAGCCTCTCTGTGCTCCGGCATAATCATTCTGGACGATTCGTACAATCCGTTTCCCTCAAGTCTACTACGCATGATAAACGCCTCCTTAATATTCAGTCCAATAGTCGATGTTTCCAGACGGTGGTGTGCGGTCAACCTTAGGTCGTTCACCTTCACGCTCCCAGCCTTCTAAAATGACGATGTTGGCAGTGTCCGACTTATCATCCCAATGTATGTATTCAGCAGCCACAAGAGCGTCCAGAGCAGCCATGACATCCGGTTTATGCTTGCCTGTTTTAACCGTTAGTTCGTGGATTGTAGGAAACCTACGCCGCCCACCTTTGTAGTTGTACAAGATCCGTAGGACCTTTCGTTGATAATCCGTTAACATGTAAATCACCTCGTGTTTATTATATGCGAACGTACGTTCTTTTATCAACAACAAAAATACCCAGTCGCAATGACCAGGTACATTTATGGAAAATCTCATGGGAGAGAGAGTAATAATATCTTACCCCATTCTATGTACAATTATTCTTCGCTGCTCTTCTTCGCATCCACGATTTGGTTCACAACCACGCTTACTGTACATTTCTGTTTTTCTGCTTCCTCACGCAACCATTCAATTAACTCAGGTTCGAAGTAAATCGCCTCCCGTACCTTCTTTTCCTTCTTCGGTGGTCTGCCTACCATAACATCAACTCCTTGTCCACCAATTCTACAGCATTTAAAAATATTTAACAACATTCGATTTAGATATTTACACAGCATTTTAAAGCTTTTAAAATAGGCTTATAAGATCAAGGAGGCGGTTGAAATGTTCCCTTATCATGCACGTATGGCTGAGTTATGGTCCATTGCAAAGAAGCGTTTGCTTAATGAGGATGAATTGACCGAGATGAATCAATGTTTGGAACTTAACGCAAAGCACTGTTGGCAATTAGCTAGGTTGCAAAATGAATCCATGTTAGCATCGATGACGGATGATACCCAGTGGCAGCATGAGACTTGCGCTCGGCTGGAGGAGCTACAGATCACCGGCAAAGTTACATATGGTGATACACGATGAACTGTGAACGCTGTGGCGGCTCCGGCCGCTACTCCTCTGGTTATGTATGTTACCAATGTGCTGGTACAGGTAAGCAAAACCCTGAGTCTATCCGATTAATATGTATAAAGGCGTTTGAAAAGTATGGGTTCAATGTAGACGACCGTTGTACAGCCTGGGTAACCACCCCTGCTGTGGTCACACAGGAGAAACGATATATTGTAAGGAACTGGCGTATTAAGCGTGAATACATCCTTCTAGAGCGTCAGGTGAAGGAGTATTTTAAGGAATTGCCGAAGTGATAATTGGGAGGTTGTAGAATGAAAAAGCTCATTGTACCATTAGCATTAGCCATAATAATTGCTGTATCGATTCTAAGTTGGAATGAACAGGATTCAGGAGACTCACCAAAAGAAATAGCACCTGTAACACAACAGGAAAAATCAACTGTACAACTTATCTTTCCTGCTGATCGCTATCCAGAGACAGCCAAACACATCCAGGACGCCGTAGATAGTGGTCATCCCGCTACATGTACCATTGACCGTGAAGGAGCAGAGGAGAACCGCAAAGAGTCACTGAGAGGCATAGACACGAAGAAGGGCTATGATCGTGATGAATGGCCTATGGCAATGTGTGCTGAAGGCGGAGAAGGAGCAGATATCGAATACATAAGTCCATCGGATAACAGAGGCGCTGGCAGCTGGGTAGGAAATCAGTTAGAGGATTACCCGGATGGTACGTTGGTGGAATTTATTTTTGAACAAGGAGAGTGATTGAATGGACTTACAATATAAAGGCATAAATAGTCGCGGTCGTGCTGAGTGGCTTGTAGTTGATCTAGCAAGGCCTTATAGGCCAGATGGGTTACTGATGGAAGAATGGCAGCTTGAGCAGTATAAACGCTTCCTTGGATCAACCCAAGATTGTATTGGTCGTGAATTAACAAAAGAAGAACTAGATACAGTTGCGTGGCTTTCTGGATCTGATCCATGTACGATTGATAGTTGCATGAGTATTATCAAATCCGCCTACATCAACGGGAAAGAAAATCAATAACCCATAACTTACCGCCTCAATCCTTTATGGCAAAACGCTATAATTGGGTTGAGGTGTTTTTTTATGTTTATATCCCCAATGTTACTTGAGACATCGCCAGTTCCCTTCTCACATTCGGATTACATTTTCGAACCGAAAGTTGACGGACACCGGTTGATATATTCGCAACAAGCTGGAGAAATCCGGTTATATACACGTCACAATAACGATTGTACCCAACAGTACCCTGAATTGTCGCTTCCCTTTGGCTCTGACATCATTCTTGACGGAGAGGTCGCTTGCACCGATCCACTGACAGGATTGAATGACTTTGAGGCAGTCATGAGCCGGTTCAGCACTCGGCAACACTCAAAGGTTCAGCAGCTCACCAAGACATTGCCAGCCACGTTCGCCATATTCGATATTCTGCAGTACAAAGGACAGGATCTCCGTAAGCTACCTCTTATGGAACGCAAGATGATCCTACACAGTCTATCTCTTCCTTCCTCTAACTTTGGAGTTGTGCCCCATATAGAAGGCGCAGGAGAGGACCTATACGCTCAGATAGAGGCTATGGGTATGGAGGGTGTAGTCGGCAAGCGTAAGGACAGCCAGTACGTTAGCAGACGTTCCCGAGACTGGATGAAGGTCATTAACTGGTCATACGCCGATGTTTATATCACTGGGTATCGAAAAACTGAATTCGGATGGCTTGCTGCTGTGCCCGATCTGTCCGGCAGGCTTCGACCAGCAGGAATAATTGAGCATGGCCCAAATCAAAAGCATAAGCAGGCATTCCGCGGTGTATGCCAGCAACTCGTAACAGGCCAAGATAATGATTATGTGTACCTGGAACCGAAGATACAAGCCAGGGTCAAGATGCGGAACTGGACCAAATCCGGCTTACTACGTATACCCGTGTTTGATCAATTTATCGTGTGATTATATATTGTAAAGACAATACAGGAGGTGCTTTGTATGTGTGGTAGATTTACGATCACTGACCCTATAGAGGCTATAATGGACAGGTACTATGCATCTATTGCAGACGGATTTGAGTACAAACCTAATTACAATGCAGCACCCATGCAGTTTATTCCCACAATTATTGGTAGTAAAGACGGTAATCGATTGGGCTCACTCCGATGGGGTCTGGTGCCTGTGTGGGCCAAGGATGACAAGATCGGAAATAAGATGATTAACGCCAGGGCCGAGACACTAGCAGAGAAGCCAGCTTTTAAACGCCTGATCAGCTCCAAACGTTGTATTATCCCGACGAATGGATTTTACGAATGGAAGAAAGAAGGAACTGCTAAGCGACCTATGCGAATTCTGATGAAGGACGACAGCATATTTTCATTGGCTGGCCTATATGATACCTGGACAGATCCCGACGGAAACAAGCTGAGCACATGTACTATCATTACAACTGAACCAAATAGTCTGATGGAAGACATCCACAATCGTATGCCGGTTATTTTACGGCCTGAAGATGAGGCAGAATGGCTAGGAAAAGATAATGATGATGTTCAGTCTTTACTCAGTCTGCTTAAGCCGTATCAGGCTTCTGAAATGAGAGCATACGAAGTGCCGAAGGAAGTCGGCAATGTACGGAATAACAATGAGGGTTTAATTAATGAAGTAGGTTAAACAGAAAAAGAGCAGTGAGGTCTAAAAATTCCTCACTGCTCTTTTTGGTTCTTCTAAGATCATGGTTCTTTGAGACAAAAGCAACATAAATCAAAAATCAAATTTATTTTATATTGCACCTGTGGACACTGATTATAAAAAATCAGTGTCCCAAATAAAATCCCATAGTTATTTGTAGGTAGCTTTGGTTAATTGTTGGCTTAATTAAATAACTCTAAAACCTCCAAAATCACTTTAAACGATAGCACAGTAACCAATTTTATCCAAGCCCACTCCATAAAACTTCTCTTTGAACGATGTTGCTTCATTAAGTTAACCCTTCTTGGGTAGCTCCTCGGGAACCTACCAAATTATTTTAATACGACTAGATCGGGTAATGCAAGTACCGATTTAAAGCTATATTAACTCGGACAAATAAGCACCTTGTTCATTAGTACTATATATGGTACTATATATGTAGGAGGTGAGACATGGCTAGGATAGAAAAATTGGTCCAAAAAATGAAAGACCGCCCCAGTGGAATCCAATATGATGAAGTTGCCAAGGTACTCCGGCATCACGGTTATGAATTAGTGAGAAGCAACGGTTCGCACTTCCATTTCCGAAACCAAGCAGGAGACTTGATAACCATCAAAAAGGAACAACCACTAAAGGCGGCATACGTCAAAGACGTACTGGACCGGATCGGGGAGTAGCACCTCCCCTTTCCTTAATCCACATGATATCCTAGCCGAATAATAATGGCAAATCATAGCCAAAATAAGGATTTAGCGTATTACATGGCCCTCCCGTATACGATACAGATCAGACCCGTTAAAGACGAGAGCGGTGACTATTTCTTCGCAACTGTTGCGGAATTAGATGGGTGCCAAAGCAACGGAGATACCTTTGCTGAAGCATACGAGAGTGTTCGGGAAGCTATGGAGGGACACCTGGCGGTAAAGTTAGAATATGGAGACGTCATTCCTGAGCCGATCGGTGACGATGAGTACAGCGGTAAATTCAATTTGCGCGTACCACGGAGTCTGCACCGGCAATTGGTGGAGCGGGCCGCTGCCGAGAGTGTTTCACTGAATCAATACTGTCTGTATAAATTGAGTAGATAAAACAAAAAGAGCTCGTCGACTTATGTCGCTGGGCTCCTTTAATATCATCATTTAAATCCTCTGCCATGTTTATGGTTAATAAATATTTCCGCAAAAACATAAGACAAGAAGACTAGAACATCCATGCCTATAAAGATAAAAAACGCAATCCTTACGTCTAACGGAGTAATACCAATATAAGAAAGAGGTTTTGGTAAGAAAAAAACCGTGAAAAAAGCTATTAGCACTATTAGATTACCAAGTACAAAAAGCCACATACTCTTAGTTAATTTGGCGTGTTTCACAACTTCTTTTGTTACCTCGACTAAAGGATTTCCGTTTGATGGTTCGGTTGGAATGTTACTCAAACTTAGATTGATCAGCATTCTTTTCTTTCCAACCCTTCCAGTTTAAGATAGCTCCAAGGGCACCCACTAATGAAAATAGTGAACCAGTAAAAGTGGACAATGGACCTAAAGCTCCAACAATCCCACAGACCACGAAAATAGTAAGTGCTACCGCGAATATCCAACCTACAGATGAATAATATTGATACGCGATAAGTTCTTTACTCATAGCCATTTTTGCCCTCCTTATTTCTTCTTCAACCGATACTTTTGTTACTTTCATTAATCCATGTTCGTTATTAACCACAATACTGGCTGTCTCCAGCGGATTTACGAATTCCGAGAAGTTTGATTTTCTCAAAGATCCTGTGAAAATCTCTTCTGGAGTGCCGTCTATGTTGCCGCTGTTGATTATACCTAATTTCCCATTATCTCCACCCAAAACTTCTTGTAAGTCTATGCTGGAAGTCCCTAGTCGGTTTCTTGGCCTAAATTCGGTATTCAAGGGAATCGACATCTAAGTTCCTCCCAAGGACCAAATTTTATTTTGTTGATCTTCGACATGACTGATTAAACCTTTAACAGCTCCAGCAACCTGATCTGGCTTTTTAGGAACACCCATATACATATCAATATCAAGGGATGGATGAGCTTTGTTAATTGTTATACTTTTAACATTTCCTTGGCTGTCGGCTACTCCTGATGCTTCTTGATGAGCTCCAACATTTGTTGTCATGTAAATTTCATGGTTCAGTTTCGCGTTAAAACTTAACGTAGGAATAAATTGCTCGTCAGTTTTATGATTACGTAGAAACTGTACTAAATCTCGGTTGAAAAATTGTTCGGCGATTTTAGAACTCACTCTTTCTACGCCTTCAATCTCATCGGATATAATGTGAGATCTTACACCAATTCTCTCTGTTTGTTGTACTTGAAGTTTGTTTAGTATTTTTTGTATGTAGTGATCGCCCATTAGAACAACTTCGCTAAGTTCTTCAGGGTTATCAATATCGATCACTATGTTTCCTTTAGTAACGACAAGCTTCTTGTTGTGAGTTCCATTCAGGAAATACAGAGCTTTTTGGTTTTCGTCATAGCCGTGATGAACAAAATCCGAAGCTAGCATGTTGCTGATGTCGTTTTTAACTCGAGCTTCTTCAAAAAAGAACGAGGATTGGAATCTAATCTCTGTAATTACTCTTGAAAATTGCATTACACTCTTCCTTTTCAGCTAAATTAGTAGTAATAAATACCTAAGCTAATTTTAACTCAAGGAATACTTTTGTCAATAAATTCTAATTAGTATCATTCGTTATAGATATGTATTCTCCTCCTTCTGATATATGATTTATTTTATTACTTAAACCGGTTAACGGGGTTGTCATTAGGCAGGAACACAGGATGGTTTTCGGATGGTTTCGGATGGTTTTGGGACGATATTCAAAAAAAAAGAGCTCCACCAGCGATATGCCAGCGGAGCTCTTTTCACCGATTCTTTCGGATTTGATTTTAATCTACCACAGTTATCCTTTTTGATCAACATAGCGTAATATCCTGCTCACCACAGCACCCAATTCCTCCCGAGTAACCGCTGCACCTGGACGTGTACCATCGAAGAATCCTTTCTCCGTTACTTCCTTCCAGACTGTCTCCGCCCACTTACTTGGCACGTTAATGTCTCTTTCCTGTGTCACTGGCTTGTCCTCCTTTACCGTTTTGTTGTATTTGGCTTTCAACTCGGCTACTGTGCCGTTAAATTCATTCAGGTCCACCGCTCCGCTAATCCCGTCAACCTTCCGGTTTCCCCGTGGCAGATAAGCCCCTGCTGATCCGTCTGAATATTGCCAGAAGTCCCAACGTGTCCAGCCGGAAGCATCAGCAGGCGTTTGCGTGCTGTATCTGGCAATCCAGAGCGGATATGAGGACAAGCCCGTAAAGTTGCCGATGAACGCCGGGTATGTATACACCAGCGGTTTAACTCCGGTCAGCTTATGGATCTCTTCAAGAAATGTCTTGGCTACGGCCGTAATCGTCGCTTTGCTATAGCTGTTTTTATTTGATTCATAGTCCATCACGGGCGGTAAATCAAACACGCCAATCCCACCAGCATCCTGAATGGCCCTGTAGAAATTCTGCGCTTCTGCCTTTGCGGCATCTAAGCTGCCAGCAGAGTCATCTACGTAATGGTATGCACCGATCAGTAGGCCAGCCGCCTTGGCATCCTTCACAAATTGCAGAAACTTGGGCGACCGGAAGGACTTACCCTGTGTGGCCTTGATGAAGACGAAGGAAATCCCGTCAGCTGCCACCTTTTTGAAATCGATATTACCGTTGTGATGTGATACGTCGATACCCTGAGCATTCCCCTGTTTACGCGCTTGCATCTGCATCATCTCCTTTGCTTACTTCCGGCAATCCGGCCAAGCTAGTAAGCAGACTTGTGATTACCGATAATACGACTGTCCCGCCCACTACACGCCAGTCCACTGCTGCAAACACAGTAGTTGCACCGATGACACCAATTGCCACCTGTGCCCCTGTTTTGATAGCTCGAACGCCTGCCGCTTGCCACCATTTCTTATTCACAATTACATTCCCCCTAATTTGATCCCGGCCCAAACTGCCGCAATAAGAAGTCCAGTTATTCCAGTTAACGCCGCTCCGTACACCGTACGTTTCAGCCACTTTTGATCCTCGTCATGCTTGTCCAATCGTGACAATGCTTCTGCCGAATTGCGCTTGGCTTCGTGTGCAACATCGGCTGTCTTTTTCGACTCAGCTTCTAGTTCAACAATTCGCAGATTCAACTGCTGGACCGCCTGCAATGCTTCTTTGGCTATTTCTCTGACCTCGGCCAAGCCGGGAGCCAAAGCAGCCAACGGCTTTAGTGCTTCCTCAATCCGGGCCAGTTGTACCTTCAAATCGACAATCGTATTTACATCCTGCACCTGCATGTCATTCACACCTCCTGGTATGGCTTCCATACGCCAATCCCCCGTCTCTATCTGAATATTTAAAAAGCCCCCTGACCACTCCAGAGGGCACAAAAATAGCGCTCCGATTTCGGAACGCCTGTTAAGCCGATGTTGTACCGTTGACAACTTCCGTCACGACAACTTTCAAGTTAAACAGCGAAGGCACCTGATCGACCTTATATACTCCAGTCATCACAAGGCCAACCCACACTTTCACCAAGCCGCTATCTTTTGTATATGTCATAGTTACTCACCTCCTCCCATGACTGCTGCAAGAGCAAGGCTCAGTTCAGCTACAGCTTGTTTAAGCTCGCCACTATCCTGCTGCATTATATCCACTTGTTTACTGAGTGCAGGACGTGGCTCTTGCGGTGTCTCTGGATCGACTGGATCTGGATAAGTGAATAGCGGTTCCATTGTTTTCAGATCGATTCGGGTGATGACTCCACCCTCGGTATAATCAGACGCGAACGCACCATATTCAAGTCGGATAACACCCACTGTTTCAGGGACTCGTTCAGCCAGTGCAGAGTATGTGGAGAAGTCTTCTTCGTCCGTGGTTTGAACTACATCACCCGAACGTTCGCCAGTGTTTAAAATGACGTTGCCAGTGTTCTTTTCATAATATATTTTTCTTCCGACTTCCACTTCAATTCGCCACCCTTCTAGTTATCAGGTATAAATAATGCTTCCCAATCATAAGTCGTGCTTGCTGTTACTGGTAAAAAGAAGGTGTTGTTAGAAATATACCCGGCCCTTCCTGAAGACGAAGCTGCAGCTTGTGTTTCGAACAAATAAACCCATACAAAATTAGTGTAAGACATGTTTTGTATCGACGCGGTATTGTAATATAGACCTCCTGGCGTAGGCTGTCTATTAGCAGGGTTTCGGTTATAGGTAGTGACATCCCGTTGATCGCTAGACCGTTGAAGAAGGATCACATTCGGCCTGAAAGCAAGCCCATTAACAACTGCCGGATAAAGATTCGCAGGTCCATTTGTCGACTCAAACGAAATGATATTTGGGCCTGCTACAACTGACCCTTTAGCCCTTAATATGCCAGACGAACTACCATCAATAGAATAGTTATCAAGTGCATAAGTATCTAAAACAGGCATTATGGAGTCACCTCTTTACCGCTGATGTAGAATACTAAACCTCCAGTTGTATTGATTGAACTCGCCACCTTAATTGTTTCTCCTGCATGAATGATCTGATCCATAAATGGCAATGTAATTGTGTCATAAGCTTTTATTACATGTTTCCAAATTAAGCTTGTGTCAGCTAAGTTCATATTAAATTCAACGTTGGCAGCAGTGGTGTTACAAAGTGATACCGCCTTAATTTGTGCTGTTGCATTCGCAGGAACTGTGTAAACCGTGGTTAGTGTTGTTAGCGCAGAACCCTTGGCAAACCTCTTTGAAGTTATTGTTGCCATCTATAACGCCCCCCATAAAAGTTGATTAGCCACATAATCTTCCGTGAAGGATTTCGCATTCACTTCCGCAGCATCCGCCTTTTCCTTTACATACACCGTGGTTGCAAAACCGTCATTTTCGAGACCTTCCATGAAGTCGTCCCATTCTTTCTGGAACTCGATCGTCTTGGTGTTGTACCACTCCTGGAATTGATTAAATATCAAAGTTGTATCTGCTTGCTCGACTAACCCAGTTACTATACCGCAGACCTCAGTGTTTAACCGTTCGTCAGTGATATTCTGTGGAAGAACGATGGAGGAATTAGCTTTTACCAGCACTTGAGCCAAAGACAAGTCGTAAATATCTCCCGATCTTGTCAAAACTGGAGCACTAGGGCTTGCACTTGGCGCACCCTGCAACACCATAGCTTTGATGGCCCTCACAGGGGTACTTGTATCCAAGCGGAGTATAATCCTGTCGATACGATCCTGAGTTGATGCAGACTGTATTGCAATAGATTGAGGTGCATCATAAACCCTGTACAAATAGCCGTTTATCCACCCATACCCAACGTTGATAGTTACATTAGAATCCAAACCTGATGCCTCGACTTTTAACGCTGTACCTCCCTTAAACACACCGTTTCCGATAAACCGGGAAAAGTATAATGCAAACTCTCGGACAGGATATGCCCGGACATCCGTCGCGGTAGAGTCAAAAAAACCTGATTTCTCCGGCACACTAATCACTCCTTTTTACTTCTGTAGTTAATTTCCGAACTATTTGCGTGATGGTTGGCAATTCTTCCCCGAGTGAAATTTCGATTTTAGAATCAGGCTCATAAATCTCTTTGGCTTCGGTAATGCGGCTGTCCAGCGTTACGCCCCATGATTTGCTTTGCATCGTTACGATGTCTCCCAAGTCCCAATCGACTTCATAGATAAAGCTGCCTGTGTTTATGATCTGACCATCGTAGGACACGATACTTTTGAGTAAAGACAACTTCTGGTTTCCTATGTCGACTAATTCGGCGGCATTCTCTGCACTGGAACAGTCTAGGAATGTTTCTCTTCTATCGGCGCCTGTACCTCCGCCAACCATCTGGATAAGCCTATCTTCATACTCTCCTTGCCCGCCTGCATAGCCAACGTTTTTAAACTGTTGGTCGGAGTCAGTGAAGGACTGCGACATGATGTTGTCAAAATCGCGTGAGAAAATAACAGGCGGAAGTGTATTTTGGCTGGCGGTTAAGTTCCGTCCTGGCAGCACGTCAAATACCCATTTCTTTGCGCTGTAGTCGAGCCTTACTTGCCAACCGATATCACACCATTCTGCAACCTCCTGCACCACCATATTGAGTGGTTCAAATCGCGTCTGCCAAGGCGTGACCTTTCCTCGCCCTAAGTCCGGTGCATTACTCATGAACGGCACGCGGCGCTGTGTGTTGTCGCTGTTAATCAGATGATTGTTAACGTAATGCTTCATGACGGTTTCGGCTGGGCCACGTACCCGATCGAAGTTGTCCGTCACCGTCACGCGCCGATCCAATATGCCGCCAAGCGTAGGTCCTTTGATCACTAAAACTTCGATGCCTTGATCGTTTTGCCCGATGTTGCGGCTCTGGATTATCCCAGCCTTGTGCATCTTGTTATCAATCACAATGATGTTTTCTTTTTGAAGCTGATCAACGCCTTGCTTGTGCAAAGATATGTGCAGCTCAAATTCCCCGGCTCTATAAAAACGGCGGGTGAATTGCAGACTTTCGTAATCGTCAATCTCAGCCAGCAGGTTGAAATCTCTGTCTATGACTCGAACAGACGGGATGTGTAGTTTAATGATCATCCACCTCCGTATCTGTTATTCCAGAATATATCCACTGTTGCAATCGCTCTGTCTCCCTCCCTGTCGCTGTTATACACGAGCAGGTTTTTCCCGACCTGGAGCTGGAAAAACGTACTTCCGAGGTCGATCCAATGGAATACATTTGTTCTTGTGCCGTCCGGGTTGACGACCTCGACCCTCTTACGCCCAAATGCCGTATTGATTACCAGAACATCATTTTCCGATAAATCATATTTTATTTTGATGTACTCCCCCGTTGTTTCATTGGTTACGACCGGGTTAAGAGCTGGACCTTTGTAATGTATTTCGACAGGTGTAGGTACATCCCCGTCATTCTGGAAATAAGCCTCGTATGAAGCTGTTGCAAATTGGGTAGGCAACACTAATGGGAACATTAAACCACCTATTTCGAACCTCAACCCTTTAGACATTGGAGACACATCCGTAAAATACGGGTCCGGGCAAATAAAATTGATTGTGAATGGTTGATTGGTCACAATCCGTTCATCGAAATTAGGCGTTCCCTCCACCACTGCTTGTATAGCGTAACTGCGGTATGAGTTGGTGTATACCAATGTACCCAACCCAAGTTTAGAGTTGAGGATGCGCATAAATTCCCGGCGGTACTGGTACATTTTTTCCCTTGTTGGTGCTATGATCCCGCCAATAATACTCAAAGGTCGATTGGCCAACATCATATCAACAAATGTCGTTCCGTCCTGGTACGGTGATTTGGTCGATAAGAGATCGGAAGGCGCGCCTCCCGTGCCCTCGATACTTGTCATGTAAAACGGTTTGGAAGTGCCTAAAAAAAGACTCTCCCCGCGCGAGTTTGTGAACGTGACCGTCTCCATTATGCACCTCCTTTAGAATTGCGAAGCGAGACGTTGGGCTGTTTGTTGAGAAGCTCGGGAGACATCACTCGGAGACGTCACCTTGCTATTAAAGTGGTTGACGACTTCAACCTTGACAGCAGTCCTTGTCTCCGTTCCGCTGCTTGATGAACCGCCCCCTGACGATGATCCTCCACCACCACCGCCTCCACTAACTGCATTCATTGCAGATACCGCCGAACTTCTAGCAGCATCGATCTGAGCGTTAATGGATGAAATAAGCGACTGGATTTGATCAACCTTTTCCTTAAACCCTTGGTACATCTTTTCACCGAGTGTTTGCCCAGTTGTGTTGTACGCATCACCAAAACCGTCAAGCAGTTTAATGATGTCTTCCTGTTGGTTTTGGACAATCATCTTCTCAGCCTCAGCTTGGATCTTCTTGGCATCCAGCATCTTGTCATACGTTGCCTGCGTCTCGGCCAACTGTGCATTAAGCGAAGCTTTTTGCGTCTCGTACAGAGCGTTAATCCGGGCGACATCTGCATCATAGTCGGCTTGCATGATTTCTTTTTTCAGAGCCAAATTATCCTTGATTGCCTGCGTCTCAGCAGAGAGTTTAACTTTCAAGGCGTCCTGTTCTGCCTTAAGAGCTTCTTTCGTATCTGCGAGTTGTTCCAATCGATGGCGCTCGTTCTGATCAGCTATGACCTTGTTTAGTTCCTTCTGAAGCTGTGCCTTGTTGAAATCATCATGTTCGTATTCAATCATTCCATTGAGACGGTCAATCTTCTTTTGATCGTCTGCATCCAACTCAGCCCGGCTCCGTTGCTGCTCGGCTTTATCAAGTGCGTCAAGCTGCGCCTGTATCGCTGCAATCTGCGCGTTGGTTACACTTGTGATGGCTGCTATTTCATCATCAGCCGCTTTCTGTGCCGCAGCTACGCGAGCGTCATAAACCGACTTGATAGAGTCGAGTTGCGATTTCTTCCACTCTTCGTTCGCGCTGATCTGATCCTTTATGGCGTCCTCGGCCAATTTTTTCTCAGCTTGGTACTTAGCCTTGAGTGCATCTTGTATACCTTTGGAAAGGTTATTAATACTATCGATGGTCTTCTTTTTAGCTTCTTCGTCTATTTTGGCCTTTTCTTCTTCATACTTCCTAGCTAAATTAAGACGCTCGTTGGTTTGCACCCTAATAGCTTCCGTAACTTCTCGCTCGATGTCCTTTTTCTCCTGAGCGCTGTACCGGGAA